CTATGCGGGCAAAAGGCCCAGTGTTACCACCAGACCTCTTTTACTTTCTTATCGCTTTTGACAACAAGAACTGGCTTGTCTTGAGCGATGTTATTTATACGCCGATAGTAGATTTTATCCATATCAGAGAATTTTACGCCGTCAAAATCAGACTTTAGATTTAAGACGGCGAAGTCACCCTTAGCTTGGTTCATTGATTACTGGAGCCTCTTCAGTTTGAGTAGGGATAGCAGACACAACCGTGACTGCTGGTTTACGAGGACGCGCACTAGTGACACCACGATACGCAACACGGGCAACCGCCTCACGCTCTTCAGGAGTCTTGGGGAGTCCTTGTTCTAACATCCACGCAGCAGCTTCAATGCGCGTCATGGGTGATGGGAGTGCAACAAAGTTGACACCTGTGTTGCTCTTTAGCTTTTTGATACGACCTATAAGATCGTTGCCGAAACGTGCCTTAGTGACACCTTTTTCAGTTACTGACAAGCCTGCGACTGTGAATGTTTGATTTGACATAATGTTTTACTCTCAATTGTTTAATATAGTATATTATAAGCGATTTTGGTGATTAAAGCAACCTTTTTTTCACCCGTTTTTAGAACCTTTTGTTATAAGAATCTGACCCGTTATACTCAATATAATCGATAAATCCTCTCCCAAATAACGACAGGGTGTACTCGGAATGAATACCTGTAACGATAGAAGTGCCTTCTTCATCACCGAAGAAGTCCAGGATCTCTTGTATAGCTACAAATTCGACGATAAACCCCTTGCTATTACTGACTTCCATCATGCATACTCTCCTAGATACTGACGGGTGATCTCTTCCAAGGTCTTTTCAAACCCAACCAATTCAAGCCTTGATAGACTCGGCGGTCCTGCAGCAACCTCAAAGTTGCCTATTTTCGACATTAGTGCCTGGCGCACAAATCTTAGCTGACTTTCAGACAGGGATAACTCTATTTGCTCTTCCAAAACGATTCCTTTTTCTCAATTTCAGAGTACATTATAAGCGGTATTGGAGCTTAACGCAACCTTTTTTTGCGTTATTTTCGATGTTTTTTAGAACCTTTTGTTATATGCTTATAACCTAATAGAATCAATAACTTAGGTGTTTAGTACCCGCTAGACCACTCAGAAAACTCATTTTCCTTGACCAAAACAAGGTTAAATGTGCCAGTGATAACCGCCGCACCAGTACCAGCAGTAACTCTTAGGTCAACATCAGTCTTCTCCGCGAGTGTGACTGGGATACCAAAGATATATTCATACTGACCGCCATATGTTGCGCCCTTGTGCATTGTTCTGAATACACCATTTGGTTCTCGCATGAGCAATCTAGATTTGATAGGAGAGTTAGCACTACCAGCGAATTCATAATGCATCACTAGCCCTAGGTATCCTGCTGGAACAGTATAGACACCCATAAGTGTCTGCCCCTCACCCGCATTGATCTGAGCGACTTTGATCCCTACAGCAGAGCCGTAATGTGCTGAAACATCCCCTACTTCTTGTTGTGAAGAAGTGTTGTACATTCTAAACAATCTAATATAAGTGTTTTGAGATGCTACAGCGGTTATTGTTGGGTCAGTAGCGTCAAGGGTGACTGTCTCTGATTGTATATTGAAGTCTGCATCAAGACCCTCAATAAAGAGTGTAATGCCCGCATCATCTGCATCATCTGATTTGAGATATACATTTGCGGCACCGAGATCCCATGTAGTAGCCCACGGATATAAAGAAGAACCGTCCCAAACAGTTTCTTCTACGCCATTTGCCGGAGCAGTGTTTCCGGCAAATTTGTGAATGTGGATGGCATTGCGGAGTTTACCTCTCGCAAGGTGTACTCTCCAATCGTCACCAAATAGAAACGTAGACATTAGTTTTTACCGTTTTGATATGCATTCGCACCGAAGAATGCGGAGACTAATGCTGCAATAGCAACAAAGTAGGTAGGTGCTATGTCACCTATGATCTTAGCCGCAGAATCTAGGCCGAACAGTGAGGTGCAGAAGATGCCGAATGGGTAGAGTAGCATGCCAAATAGAGCGAACCAAGTCATCTTACGCATCGCATCCCGTTGTGCGTCTTCGTCTTCTAGCCGCTTTTTCTTGGCGTCTAAATCTAGCGCATACTCTTCAGCAGAAATATGTCCGTCGCCATTAATATCAATCTTATCGGCGACTGCTTTATCTACTGTGACTTGTGTTTCTTCTGACATGCTACTCTCCTAAAATAGTTTAACTATTTATAAAATTTGAGAGTTTACCTTTCGATGTCCGTTCCATGCAGCGAAGCCGCCGATTCGCAGTGCCCAATATGCAAGATTGTTCAGGAAGTGAAATCCATTCTGTTCAATACCGATGTCACGGAACAGCGCGTCAGCCTCTTTCTGTGTCATTGGCGCAGAAGTTTCTTTCTTACCTTTCTTCAGAAGCACGGTGTATTTGTAAACATAGTCATGCACTAAGCCGCCTATGAGCAACACGCCTGTGGGTGACAACCAAGATGCTAGAAACTTGGGAACAGAGGCACCGTCGAATACGAAGCCCTTAGGCACTACATAGTTTTCACCGTTGACTGAGAAGTTCCAGTCTTTAGCAATTTCCCACTTGCGAGTACCAAGAAGCCATAGCTTAATCGCACCCCAGAATCCTTTACCTGCTGTCTCAATTGTGACAGGTTTCATACTAGGCATTTCTTTAAATGATAACCCTACAATATCTTCTTCTTGGTCAACACCAAATAAGTTGATAACCCAGCCCGTTAAAATCAGGACTCCTGCGATGGTGAATTGCCACCATGTTACTAATTGATCGACGATGAATTCCATTATTGCTTCTCCTCTATTGTTTCAGTTTCTTTTGGTTTGCGTTCAATTGCACCTTCGTAGTATGCTATGATCGATTTTTGCTGTTCCATATATCGTCGGATCTCGGCAATATTCAGAGCCAGAGTTTCATACGATCTTACACTGAAGGCGTAGAACACCCACTCTTGTCCGTTATCTTTCTTATATGTTTTTAGGAATTCGTCCCAGTTTTCTTCAGTCACCACATAGATTTGTGGGTGATTAAGATCTACTGGCTTAGGAGAAACTTGTAGAGGAATCTTGTTCTCGACAAACTTAGTCTGGATGACAACCTCTGGTTCAGGTGGTTGTCTATTTAGAAGTGAGCAGCCGCTAATTACTGGTAGTAGTAGAAACAGCGCCGCTGATAGTTTCAATGTCATCCCATACCTTCTTTGTAGCGTTGTTGACTCGCTTTTCAATCATCCCAGGCTTCTTCAGACTGAGTAGTGAGAGATCATGCCGTTGTAGTTTGCCTCGAAGTTTATCAGTATATACTTCAGCTTCTTGTAAATTCACTTGCAATTCAGAATTACGCTCACCCATTTCAACAGCGAATTCCTGCGCTTGCTCTAATGCTTTTTGATTTTCTTCGGCAACAATCTTCAGCTTCACATTGTTCTCGCGTAGAGTTTCAATGCGTTGTTTCATATCATTGTACTCCCGATACACGCCGAAGCCGACGGTACCGAGTAAGCCGAATATTAAAATGAATGCATAAAGTTTAATCATGACTGTATTTATAACTGCTAAACTTTGATACTCGAAAAATCGCCTAACCGACTTCCGAATGCGCCTTTGTCAAAAGCAGGACCTGGATCAGGCTGACCAGAGTCATGTATTGTCTGTTGAACCGATTCATCTAAGTCATACAGTCGCATTTTTCCTCTATCAATGCCTAGCATGAACCGCTTGTTTGTCGTAGGATCGCTGTATCGATTCTTCAATTGCTTGACCATTAACTGATTCATCTGCTCCAATTCTTCAGTGCTTATCAGAGCGAACATCAAGTCAGCAGTAGCAGGCAATCCGAATGATTCAGATGTATCTGTCAGTTCCACGTCACTATTAGCGTAACCGCTGCGTGTAGTCTGTGTAGCAGTCACTATAGGCACATTCGCCTCTACAGCAAGCCCTCTAAGCTCTTCAGCAATCGATTTGATGATAGTATAGCTGTTCGCAGCAGTACCCGCTCTGAACCTACTACTCGCGCAGATATTCAGATAGTCAATAAAGATTATATCAGGCGTGAAATTTCGCTTGATCTTTAACTCATTAAGTAAAGCCTTGAAGTGCCCTGCGTGTGCTGATGCAGTAGGGTATTCTTTGATCACTAAACGCCCATCGATCTTACCGCTAATCTTACTGATTCGATCATCGAACATTTTCTTCGGCATATCTTTGAGATCCTGAATCGGGATGTTCATCATGTTCGCATCGATACGTTCAGCGATTCTTTCTTCTGCCATTTCTAATGTAATGTAAAGTACGTTCTTGCTTGCCGAGATTGCAGCCGCTGCCATATGACACATGAACAATGACTTACCCACACCAGTGCCTGCAAGTGCTACGTTTAACGTCTTATTAGATAACCCACCCTCAGTGATCTTGTTGAAGTACTCTAAGTCAAAAGGAACTTTCTCCTCCAGCCTATGATAGAAATCATATCGATCATCAGCATTTTCAATGTAGTCATGACCTACGTTTGTGTCAAAGCCTACTTGCAATGCCTTTTGAAGCAAGCTAGGTAATGCATCAGGACCCATCTCTTTGTTTGTGCCATCGATAATTTGAATGCTGTCCATGATAGCATTGTAGATCGCTTTGTCTTTACAGAAGTTTTCAGTCTGATCCAAGAGCCAAGCCATGTCAGCTTCACGATCAACTTGAAGTCCATTGATTGTAGACTCACATTTCAAATAGATATCTTCAGACACCGATTTGTTATCTTGCAGGGCAATTAGCAGCGCACCTTTTGTCGGTGTGCCATTGTATTTCTCTACATACTCTGCGATAGTCTGGAATATCTTTCGATGCTCCATATCACTAAAGTATTCGTCGCGCATGAAAGGAATGACTTTCCTAACATACTCTTCATTGTCAATCAGATTCGCTAAAATCTGTGTCTCTATTCTCATATGCCCACTGCTCTTTTATCTGTTCAATGCAAGGTTCGCACAAATATGTGCGAGCGTCTTCAATGTCATTATTAAAACACATTGCAGGATCATCTGCAAGTATTTCATTACCGCAACGGTCACAGTGCATTATCTGCCTCCATCAGTGGAACATCGTCTCCCTCATCGTAATACAGTTTCGACCGTGAAACTAAAGTATCGTGTGCATCCATCACAGAGTCCGTTGCAGGACTAAACTCTGTTGTGATGCAATCTTCAAATGTAGACCACAGTCTCTCAAATCGCATTTCATACAGCTCCTTCATTCCCAACAGCATGTTGGCAATACGATCTGAATACTCTGCGGGCATATCAGAAAATCTAGGACTATCTAGAATAGCCTCTAACAACATATCAACATCAGAGGTGACGTTCCAACACTCCATGATGTGCTGTTCTAAATCAAACCTGTCCTTCATTTTCCATCTCCACATTTATGTTGTATGCATTATTGATATCGTCCGCACTTACTTCATCCGTCATTATATCACTACCTGAGATTAAGTATCGCCTCTCAATCCAAGCACTAAACGAAGAATCAGTCAATACAGGAAGCCAGAAGTCTTTGCTATAAGTTTCCTTAGTTCTATACTTCTTGCTTTCAGCGCCGTCTCTTGCAATCTGATACCATCCATTGCTAGGCTTGACAACGTGACCTGACTCTAACGCCATGTCCAACAAACCTGACCACTTGCTGATACCACCATCAAATTTCACCTCGACAGGGATCTTTGATTTCTCTCTGACAAACCTAGACTTTTCAACATTGATGATGAAGTTGTAGCCTACTACATCAGCGCCTTGCTTCTCCTGCTGTCTACCTATGATGAAGATGTTATCCGCAGAGTAGTAGATACCTGTGCCACCTGATACAATATCTTTAGGATACAAACCAATCTCTTTGTATGTGTGATTGATAACAACAGCAGGGATGTCCTTGATAGTCAAGTGAGGCGTGATCATTCTAAACAAAGATTTCATTTGCTTTGCGCGTGTCATATCTGCAACAGACTTACCTTCTAGCGCATCATCAACCTCTTTCTTAGATGCTAAGTTACCAACAGAGTCAATAATTATAATCACACGGTCACCGCGCTCCAAGCCATTCAACTGCGACATTACATCGTGCTTTAGCTGTTCGATATCGGTAATAGGAGTATGTACAACACGATCGGTGTCGATGCCAAAACTATTGAAGTAAGCCTGAGGTGCACCGAACTCAGAATCGTAAAAGAGAACGACTGAATCTTCATATTTCTCCATATAAGATTTTGCAAGCAGCATGGCAAATGCTGTCTTGAAGTGTTTAGAAGGACCTGCGAAAACCGTCAGACCTGGTACTAACCCGCCATCTAGTTTGCCACTCAATGCAACATTAAGTGCAGGCACCGCAGTTTGAATCAAATCTTTCGTGCCGAAAAATTTAGATTGTGTTAGAATGCTCGACTCTTTGATTGTCGAATTGCTTTTTAATTTATCTAATATACCCATTAAGAATCTCCTTCTTTTACGAAAACACCATCGACCATCTTACCTCTACGGTCTTTGATGTCATTATACGCTACACTTAGACAGTCTGTCAATGACACATTGTTCCGTTCGGCAATGTTAATCAGCACGACCATACAGTCACCGATGTCATCTCTAACATCATTACCTTTACATACATTGTCACTAAGTTCACCTACCTCTTGGATCAATTTACAGACTTGATCTTTGTCTGTAGCTCCGTCGATGAGATTTCTATCTCGGTGCCATTGTTTTGTTGCGCTCACTAGCGCGATTAATCTTTCACTTTCATTCATTTGAGCAAGTCCTTTTAAGTTGCCGCGAATCATCATCAAAATTCTACGTTCATCATTTGTCATGAGAACAAATCCTCCAGTGATGCCACGGGTCGTGGGGTCCAATTGATTGCCGTTGCAATAGTATTCATAGGGTCGATAAATGCCTTCTGAAACATTAGTTCATAGTCCACATATCTATGTAAATCAAACTCCGGCGGTAGTTTAGCGTTGAATGCAATACAGTTCTCGCCAAGGTGATTAGGTTCCTTGAGATACAGAAACTTAATCTTCTCGCCATCCTGAATGCGCTCATGCTTCATTGTCAGATTATCACGCTTCAATACATGATTGTACATCAAAGCGCCTCGTACCTGCATCGGAGTGCCTTTAGAATAGATAGAAGCAGCATCAGAATATTTCTCTAAGTTGTTGCATCCTCTAGGGAAAGCAATCTGCTCGGGAGACATTTTCTGAAAGTCTCGCCATGTATTCTCTACGAAATCCTGCAACACACCTTCTTCAGATGTGAGACAAAGTTTCACCGCCTCGCGTAGACTGTCTCTAACAGGAGCAGGTGTAGATGACCGAACGACCTCTAAGCCCATCACCTTCAATTTAGGTTCAGCATAACGCACACCTTCATTATCGTACACGTTCAGAGCATATCTTTTCTTCGCTACCCAGATGCCTTTGTCAGCAATAACCTCGCGCTTGAAGTCCATCTTTTGTGCAAATGCATTTGTATAGTCAGCAATACTATCCATTGCCTTAGCAATCGTAGGCTCAATTTGATCTGAGCCAATCTTGTCAAGGGCAGTGATAATGTTTGACTTGCTTTTATTCTTGAGAAACTTCTGTACAACGCCATCCATTGTGATGTAGCAAGAGTCAGTGTCCGAATAAAACGAGTACATCTTATCCTCAGTGCCACAGACGTTGTTCAAGAAATCATCAAGTGCCTTCGCAGACTCTCGGATGACAAACTGACCTGTCATCGTGATCCCTTCAGCAATTCTGTCATCATAATACCTGAAGTACTGATTGCCCATTGCACCATAGAGTGAGTTCAATTGAATCTTTCTAGCCATCTGAAAGTTATTGTATTTAGCAATGTCCTTCTGATATTTAGGATCCTTTGTCTCCTCGTATTTGTTCTGTGCCTGAATCATCAGCTTCTTGTATTTCTGCCGATCATCAAAAAACTTTGAAACAATCTCAGGAAATAGACCTTGTTTGTCGCGTGTGAATCTAGCACCGTTAGCAGCAATAGCATAATCGCCATCAAGGTTGTACTTGCGTTCAAGCATACCCTCAACGTTTACATCAACCATACCTTGTACGAGTGTCTCAGGAGACATGTTGTATTGCATGATGATAGAAGGATACAGAGATGTCGCGTCGAATGCCATCACCCACTTGTATTCACCTGGCTTAGGCTCTTGCACAAACGCGCCTTCAATAGAACGACCCTGCGTATCTTTACGAGCAGGAATCATAATATTTTTAGCCAGCAAGTGATTGTACAGCAAGCAGTCCCAGGTTCTTACAGGTGAAAATGTATCACGGAAGTTCGACTTCGCGTCATATGTCATTGTAGCAATAAGCTCAATCAATTTCATCTTTTCTTCCAAGTCATCAATCAACTTGGTGTCGATGATGTTATAGTCGATGAAACGATTCCAGTCCTTATCGTAAAACTCCTTGAAAGTATCGAAGCCGCTTTCAAGTTTACCATGACCAAGTTCTACAGATGCAATGTGATCTAGCTTGTAGGATTCTTGCGCACTGTAGGTAAACTTTTTGTACAGATCCAGATAGTCAAGGACTGAGATGCCTTTGATATCGTAAGTTGTATCTTCACGATTGTTTCGCTTGACACCCTTGCGTCTTGTTAGGTTGTAAGGAGATAGAGAGTTCTTTGCGTCATTGCCAAACACCCTGTCCATACGAGAAACAAGATATGGTATGTCAAAAAACTCAACGTTCCAACCAGTAACGATATCAGGATACTCATTCGCCCACCATGTCCCAAATTTAGTAAGCAGTTCAGTTTCATCCTCACAAGGAACATAGTTGACACCTAGATCTTTTGTTTCAGGACCTGGACTCCACTCACCTTCTCCCCATGTTATGATCTCCTTTGTGTCATTATTCATCAACGTGATTAGAAGAATCTTGTCAGTAGGATTGTCTACGCTAGGAAAGCCTGTCTCAGCAGTAGTCTCAATGTCCATCGACCAGATAGATAACTGAGACAAATCAAACTCGATATCGCCCTGATATTCAGTAGATAGAAATTGATATGTCAGGTCAGTCTGTCCATAGATAGGATAGTTCTGAACCTGAGAATAGCTATCTAAGAATTCTTTAGCATCTCGGTTATTGCCGAATTGAATCGGCTTGATGTTCTCCCCATACAGTCCTCTGTACGGAGAGTCGCCATCAGCACGAACATATAGCGTAGGCTTGAAGGTTCGCTTTTCAGTAAAGCGTTTGCCATCGCGCACACCACGCAAGAATACTTGGTTACCATACTGCCAAGCCCAGCTGTAAAATTCGTTTTTCATAGCACACATTATATATCATAATAAGGGGGGTGTCAACTACTTTGTAGCCAAAGGAGTCACAATTTCTTTATTCGGTGTGATGATAGGTGAATTGGTGCCGTAGAGTTTCTCATATTCTACAATGAGTTCCTTCTTAGGATTTACTACAGCAGTTACCGCTGCGGGCATGATATGAGCAGTTGCGTTTTCAGCGTACGGTACCCAAGGAGCAAGCCCAATTTGCGCTTGATTCGGGTTGTCATCATTCGGCATCAATATGATAATCGCTGGCTGATTGACTTGAATTAAGTCTCTACCTTCAATTTGAATATCAGTTACCTTTGCGATAATTTCTTCGCCAGTGATCAGTTTTATTACTTGTATTGACATAATATATTCCTAAAGTTGGGGGCGTTACCGCCCCCGTTGTGTTAGTCTTGAATGAATTCGGGTTCACTCTTTTTACTGCCTACTTTAATTTCGACAGGTCTTTTTTCTTCTGGTACTACATGCTCCAGTGAAATGTAAAGAATACCATCCCTAAAGTCTGCGCCAGTTACCTTTACATCATCCGTCAAAGCGAATGTGCGTGTAAAGTTTCTAGCACCGATACCTTTATATAGATAGCTTCTATCATCCTCACCGCGTTCTTGTACACCCTGGACAACAAGTTTGTTGACATCGGGCACAACATGAATATTGAATTCATCGTCAGTGAATCCTGCACAAGCCATTTCAATGGTGTACAAGCCTTCGCCTGACTCGACAATATTATACGGGGGATAATTATTTGATGTGTCTGGGATTGTATTTAAACTTTCAAACATTTTTTCAAAACCAATCGTGAATGGTTTCATGTCGTTTGCGAGTTCGTTTAAATTAGCCGCAGTGAATCTTCGGGTTACCATGTGTTTCTCCAATTAAGCGAGTTTATGTTATTGAAGCCCTTTCGGCACTTCAAACGTATTTATAATCAAATAGCCGATAATTTAGATTTTATTTTGTTATATGGTTCAGTGAAATATAGTTGAAAATTTATTCTGTCCTCAGTAGATACACTGACGTTATGTGGTTGTTGAACATTTAATAAATGAGGAGTAGTGTAGCAGTAGGAAAACTTAGGCTTCTCAGAGTTGACGCTTTCATAAAAATTTATTGGTGTCACATGTCCTTGTAACGGAATAGATAGAACACAGTTTCGATACATAAGAGTATCAACATGTACTGGGACTTTTTCATTAGCACGAATGAATGTTAGACCTGCAGTAAGACACGCGGTGTCACCTTCGCAATAACGCCACATCAAATCCATAGCCAGCTTTCGGTGTTCAAGTTTCCAAAAATTGTATACCGACAATCTTACTAGATAATCGCCGTCAGTTCTATCACCAAGTTCAGATTTATTTTGATCATAGAAATCAGATGCTGCCTGTTTTAATTCAGGATCATCAACGTAGTCTTCGATATGTGCAACATCAGAAGAACCACCTCTAACGTAATTCTCTGATTGTTTTACTTCATGAAATATATTTAGAAGTTCAATTTTTTCTTCTGTGTGTAGAAGATCTGCAACAGGCCACAAGTAATTGAATTTCACGTTTACCTCACTATGGTTTTTTACCTATGTTATATTTAGTAACAAGGTCCCATTCATCTTTATCTTTATATGAGATGATTTTAATTTGACTCATCTCTGCCACATTTTCATGTAACGCTGGCTGTAAAATTTCTAACAGCCCCCAATCTGAAAGTAACTTAGCAATTATATTTCTTCGCATCAAATCCTCATCATCAATATTCGCTAACTTACCATCTAAAGCAAAAAGTTCTTTGAAGTGTGTGATGAAGTATTGCCCTCGCTTGTGCAAGATATGACAAGATTGATACAAAATTTTCTCTTTACGAGAGACAACACCGATACGAGATAAAGTTTCTCTGATCTTTAAAAAGTCATCGGGTTCAGCGAGTTTGATTTCCAATGGAGCATAGCCAGGATAATCAATGTTAAAAAATTCACTCATTATTTTATTCCTATTGATACATAATGTTTCGTACCAATATTTATAAAAAAGAGTATTTAACGCCCCCCTTTGTTCAACCTCTGCTTGATAACCTCGATATTTTTGTCAGTCAATATGCGTAATGCATCAGCCGCTTTAGTATTGCTGTAGCCATAATACTCTTTTAAGATATCAATCAACTCTTCCTTTTCAGGCTTCATCCATTTGTTATATCTTTTCTTAGGGCGAACAACATTCAAAAGAAAATCATATTGTAGTTTTTTGTCAAGATGCGGACGAGAGTTCATTTCATTCGCAGCAATCACCGTGTCAGGGCCATAGCTCATAGCCTTATTGACGATGAAAGGATTGTATTGCCTTTCACTCCAATCATCGACGATAAGATTTTCTTTGCTATGATTAATCGTGTTCGCAAAATCGAAAGGACTAATTGCCTTTTTCTTTTCCTTGAAAGACTCCTCGTCGTACTGCTCGGTAGGCTTACCTAACTCTTCAAGATAGCTCGACATTCGCCATGATCTCCGTTAGACAAGCAGTAAGATTGATCTCTTGGTCAGCACAAAACGCAGCCTTATACTGATAGTCAGCAATGATTAGCACTAACTGCGGGACTTGCTTGACCTTAGGAATCAGAGTATCATATACCTTACGATACACTGACTGCGGGTCAGAGTCTACACTATTAGCGACCCACTGTCGCATCTTCTTGAAGTCCTTGTCTCTAAGGGCGTCTACGAGAGCCTTAGTGCTAAGTTCTGCTAGATTACTCAGTACACCCTCGTCAATCACACCACCAGCACCATAGCGTTGTAGCTCGTTCAGAACCCTACGATAGTCAGGGAAATGCTTCATCAGCAGTTCAGCAAGAACCTTATCATTGTAATCTACCTTCTCTTTCTTGAGAATATCCATCATTCGTTTGTGAAACAGCCCAGCCATCTTTTTCTTCTGACCGTTCACAAGTTTGAATTCAACCACAGTAGTTCTACTGTGAAGAGGAGCAATGATTCGATTCTTGAAGTTACAAGTAAAGATAAACCTACAGTTCTTAGAAAACTCCTCGATGAATGCACGAAGAGCAGGCTGTGTAGAGTTCGGATTCAGATAATCAGCCTCGTCTAAGATGACAACCTTAGGCTTACCTTCAAATGAAACTGTACTAGCAAAGCCTTTGATCTTTGTCCTGAGAACATCGATGCCTGATTCTTCAGACCCGTTGATTACAATGTAATCGCAGCCGAGTTCATTGCAGAGAGCGCGGGCAACAGTAGTCTTACCTGTACCCGCTGTCCCGCAGAGAAGCATGTTAGGAATTTCTCCAGCCTCGATAAACTGTTGAAATACTTGTTTCTGCGCGTCAGGCAAAATACATTCTTCCAACGTCCGTGGTCGATATTTTTCAACCCACAAGAATTCATCTGACATAAAAACCTCTCATAATAAAAAACACAGTTTAACTCATTGTTGCTTTGGAGTCAATACCGTCAGACAAGTTTAGGGTCAATTGCCTACCACCTTCTTTCGATTGCTCCTTTAGCCAAGCCAGGATGTTTTGCGGTGTCGTTTCTCCATAAGGATCATCGTCTACATTATCACCGTAACCTGGTTCAACAAAAGCCTTCTCAACACGCATATCGTCTACGATCATTGCATACCGCCAAGAGCGAACACCAAAACCGAAGTTGTCTTTTTTCACATCCATATGCTGGAATGTAGTGAACAAAGCAGAGCCATCAGGAATAACCTTGACGTTCTTTAGCCCTGAAGCCTTAGCCCAAGCATTCATTACGAATGCGTCATTTACTGATAGACAAAAGATTTCATCGATTCCTTCTGCTTTGAATTCATCGTACATCCTTTCAAAATCAGGTAGTTGATGAATTGAGCAAGTAGGTGTGAATGCACCAGGCAACGAGAATATGATTACTCGTTTACCTGCTACTAGATCAGCGGTTGTGACATTTTCCCATCGAAAGGGATTGCCCTCAGTGATAGTGTCATCTCGCACTCGCATGCGAAAAATTACATTCGCAATAAGCATATTATCTGGAGTGTTTCCCGATAGATCCGACTTAAACATATCTGCATTACCTGGCATAATTTTTCTCCTAAATAACTGAGCTAGGTTCAAGTGCTAACCAATACTTCATATCAGATGAAGTGCTAGATAAGTACATGAATTTTTTCTTTGAAAGCGTAACATCATATTCGCCCGTGATCACCTTGAAGTTCTCCACTGCGAGGCGGCAATCAAAGTCAAGATCGCTTTCACCTATGACATGCCTGAAAGTGTTGCTCTTAGGAGTTGAGGGGTCGCCGACTGATAACGTCACCGTGCCGCCCTTAGCAACTACACTCAGCATTGGCGCAGATACAATTGCAGCAGCCTTCATTATCATATTCACTTCTTCAGAAGTCAAAGTAAACTTATAATGCTCATCAACCTCAATCGTTTTGTCTGGTGCTGCGACAACAATGCTAGGATCAGCATAGTAGTATTCAAATTGACTTTGATCCTTGCCTACTGTCATACTACTCTCACCGAATGCAACATCAGTATCATCCATCAGAGTGAGAAGTGCCAACAGACTATTGAGATCATAAATCGCAAACTCACGATCAAATGTCTCAGAGATTGTAGTGCGAGAAAAAATGTTTTTCCCCGTGCTAATCGTCGCTAGAGTGTTACCCTCACGAACAAGGATGTTCGTGTTGATACTAGCATAGTTTTTTAGAATGTCCAGGGTGGACTTCGATATTTTCATAAGATAGCTCCATACTATAATTTGTCGTCACATTGTACATAATATTCAAGTAGAAGTCAATCTACTTTATTCAGAAAAGGTCAACTGAATCTTTCCACTACTTTTAGACGCATCGATTATTTCACGATCTGTTGTAGTCTCATTCAAAGCAGCAGTAAATGCTGCGGATACAGTTTCAAGGTCAACATCATCAGGGAATCTAATTTGAATTGTAGATGTCAACCCGTCATCAGAAGTTATCTGAGAAAAGATGCCGTTGTAATCATCACATATGGTAGTGATCGCAGCACTGTAGTTGTCAGTTACTGATGTTGAAATGCCTTCCCAAAAAACATCGGTTAATGAATCTCGGGTAGAAGTTAGTTCGTAAATGTTTGCCATTTGTCAATCCTCAAAGTTACTTCTCTTATTTATAAGAGAAGAGACGCAGCGGCCGTCTGAGGAGAGAAGTTTCAATAGGAAAATCGCCGCTGCGCCTCTAATTCTGTTACTCGGTATGTACCCTGTCGTGCTCGTAAAGAGCTAAAAATCCATAGTGGATAATCTTCACAATGTCCTTACGCCATACATCAGGGGTCTCGCCCTTCTTGCCGTATCGCCCATTATACTTGTCAATGTTTCCATGAAAGAAGCCTGGGCCATGTCCTCGGTCTATAATAATCTCAGCAGACTGTAGACCTCCTTGTCCATAATGACCCTCGTAAGTAGAGTCAATGTAGTTTTTGAATTCTTGAATCAATTCGTCTTCGCGGAACTTGTACATCAACAACCCTCCGTTGGCGGAAACTCTGAGAACACTGGCGGTACCTTCCGCAGTGCAATCAACAGGTCAACGACCTCTACCAATCGAGCAGTATCTGCATCGATACTCTCAGTCAACTGTCTGGCTTCTTTAATTAGTGATTGTATCTGAGTAGTCATTATGAGAAATCCTCATCCATAACAACATCGAGGGTTACTTCATCTGACTCAGCAGTCATAGACTCTAGAGTAGCACCAGCATCTACCTTAGTGTAGAGATCGCTGAATGCCTGTCGCGTGTCCTCGTCAAAGCGATTGACGCAGAGTTCGATAGACTTCATACGGTCATCAAACATAGCGTATGCATTGACAATGTGCTCCAAGCGGCGTGTTGATACCAACTCATCGATAGCACCCTCGCGGAATGTTTTACGAATGATGTCAGCCCAAGTGACTAGCTTGTCAGCAAAGTCCTCGTCAACCTTGTTGACCTTGCCCATCTTACCGAGAATGATTTTCTTCTCAGTAGCTGGAGAGGGATACTCCTGATCAACGGTTATTGCAAAACGCTCAAGGAAAGCCTCGTCTAGGATCTGAGCCGACATAAACTTGCCGTCATCCGAGCCGCGTCCTTTAGTGTTTGCGGTTGCAATGATGTTGAAACCAGAAGCAGGAGTAATCACCTCTCCAGTCTTTTTGTTGAAGTAGGGCTTGCCCTCCAAGATAGCTTGAAGACACATAAGTTTGTTGGATCCTCGGTCCAACTCGTCCAAGATGCAGACTGCACCTCGCTTCATCGCCGTCAGCACAGGGCCCTCACGGTAGACTACGTTGCCATCGACTAGTGTATTCCCACCAATCAAATCGTCCTCATCAGTCTCAATAGAGATATTGATTCGGATAGCCTCGCGACCTAGCTTTGCGCAGGTCTGCTCAACCATTGTAGTCTTGCCGTTTCCTGACAGACCAGAGATAAATGTCGGATAGAAAATCCGAGACTTAAGGATCTTGGTTAGATCGCGGCTGAATCCAAACGCAACATACGTTGGGTCAGTAGCGGGAACCAAGTCATCCACTTCAACCGTCAACTTAGCCTGAGTAACAACCTTCGCCTCGGGAACGGGTGTCGGTGCTACTGTCATAATAGGCTTTCGTTTAACTATGACGGGAGCGGGGGTAGATGCTGCAAGAGCAACACCTTCCATGTTGAGCGCGTATTGATTACGACCAATTTTGCGCTCAGTAAAGAACCACTTAGGAGCTGGGAGACCAGCACCTTTAGCAGCATCGAGGACTTGAATGCGGGAGAAAACTCCTGATCCATTGTCCAATGTTGATAAAACTTCAATTAACTTTGTTCGATTTTCCATAGTATATCTCTCCACAAGACTAATTTTTCTAAACTATGCGACTATTATAGTCGGTTTTACTGCCTAAGTCAACCTTTAATTGACCAAAAAGCAACTTTTTTTCTTGTTATTAATCAGCAACTTACGCTACCAGATCAATAAATTTACCAAGAAACAGTGAATTTCCTGACTTTTTAGACTGAAATTTCTTGAATCCTCGCAAAATATCACCCTTTTTATCAGATTTCACTTCCATCTCCAGATCTTCCTGCGAGAGGTTGTCACCGTTCTTAATCAAGTAAGACAGATCAAATCCGTCAGTATCCCGTATTATAGCGAACTTCTGCTGACGATACGATTTTAAAGCCGCTTGAGCACCTGCATCATTCTCATATCTTCCAGCTCGACTAGTAATTGCATACGAATTGAAGTTGCCTATGTGAAAGTTCACAAGCGTGGTGTCAACACTAGCCTTAAAGTGCTTCAGCAATGCATTGTACATTATAGTGCGAGAAGAATCCCGTCGGTTCACTTTGTACTGCGTGGTCACACCGTTATCGGTGATATAAACATTTTCAGTATCACGCTGCCATGCCCAGCCCTGAAACTGAGAACCTAAATGCAACTCACCAGTAGGATCGCCGTCAGTCAAAAAGAGTGTATTCATCTTTTCGATTTTGTGATTACGTTTGAAACGTTTCACAAGTTCACGGGCAACCAACATAGCTTCTAGCAAGGGAGTGCCACCGAGCTGCAAACACCCAGGTAATGAGTGAATGCTAGTCCAGTATTCAGAATCTTTACTAGGGTTTCTATTGTAAACCTCAGCCAGCAGCAACATGTTGGTGAAAGTTTTCTTGTACATGTTATGTGACAAGTCGGAACTCATCAACTGAACAACATAGAAACTATCATCCTTGATGCAAGTGGTGCCATCTTTCCAATTGTTGCTTATGCTAGTCATTTGATCCCAACTACGGCTGGGCATGTTATCATCAACAGCGTTGGTGAATGAGTAGATCTCAAACGGGATATCAACTTTTTTGCAAAACTCAGCCATGACCAACGTTTGCAGAATTGTTGCAGTAATGTCATTGCACATTGAGCCAGAGAAATCAATAAACATCATCATACCGTGATTGGTGCCGTTGGGTACAACCGTGTTAGACAGGAATACATCCTCAGTCAACTTGGTAGCCCACAGCTTTTTCATATTCAACTCACCAGTCTTATTAGTCCTAGCGCGAGAAAGAGTAGATGCTTTACGCTTCATTTCAAAACGCTGCACTAACTGGTTGATGACTGCCTTGTTTTTAGAGTCAAAGTTTTTGCGCATTTTTTGCGCGACTGCCGTTTGTGATACATCAAAACTGTTTTCTCTTGAGCGAAAACAATATTCCCACTTGACGTTTGCCCAAGTTTTATGGATAGGAAACACCCAGTTCTCAATCTTAGGAGATACCCATTCAACATACGCATTTTCTTTTGCAGTATCAGAAACTAGCGAGCCTTCATTTTCACGGAACGCAGTGTCAGTCTCAGATATTGGATCTTGAGAACCATTGTCTTCCGTAGCATCAGTGTTTGCAACGCCGCCTGATGTAGATTCTTGCTCAGGAGATTCTTGCTCAGGAGACTCAGAATTATCCTCGCCTTTACCGCCTGATTCAGAATCTGATTCAGACTCCTCGTCACCAGCAGCATCGCCAGACTCTTCAGACTGAGACTCTTCGGAATTTTCTTCACCAGCGTCAGCCGATTCTCCTTGCTCACCCTCATCTGAATCACCGAAGTTTGGATCAGTTTGAGTTTGTGCCTTCTCAGGTTCTTGCTGAGAAGTCTTGGCTTCAGCAAATATTTCCTCAGCAAGAACCACAACATCTTCCCAAGATTCAGCAGCCTCGATACGAGGAATATACTGTTGCTCAGTGTCACTAAACGGAACGCCTAACAACCCACCGATTTTAAAATGCAAGTTGATGCGGTCGATCAAACCCAGTGTGCCAATGTCACGTTGAGCGACACCGAAGAAATCCTTCTCAAACAATTCACGATAGCCAGCGTAGAAACTTCTAACTAGCCCAGGAAATTTTGATTTGATCTTGCGCTCAATACGAGCATCCTCAATTACATTGAGAAATGATTTGAAAGCAGGGCCGTAATCCATTATATTATCATGCCAGCCCATCATTGGGGTGAATAGAGCATGCCCGACTTCGTGACCGATGAATAGATCGTAAAGCTCAACACTCATTTCTTCCCATATAGGCAGAGTAAGAGTGCGAGACTTTAGATCAAACGATGCAGTAGCTACATTGCGATGCTCCAGAGTAACGTTCTCCGCAGCAAGCAACTTAGCTAGAATTGATTTGTTTTGTATATTCAACAGAATCTCCTCGATTTGAAGTACTATTATAGTGCCTTAGCGCCTCTATGTCAAGAACTATTTCACAACCTAAGTCATTGATTTTGTTGGATATTCAAAAATAATGCTATTTTTTTGTCCTTTTGGTACTCTTTTTAGGAGGATTTTCGTACAAATCCTTCCTTTTTTGCAGTCTTTCGATCACTTCAGGTGACTCCATCCAGTAGTCCTTACCGTCTAGCAATGATGTGAGTTCATCATCTTCCATGAATCCTTCATAAGTCTGCCGTACCAGCTTCTCACCCCACGATCTTTCCATTGTGACTTGGGCAAACATTTCGCTGCTCTTGCCATATGAGAAAGAGGAAAAGGTGTGAAACATAAACACTGTATGATCTGAGACTTCACATTGGTCGCCACACAAAAATAGCATGGTCGCTGCCGATGCAACAAAGCCTTCAGCCGAAGTGATCACTGTCGCTTCAGTCTCAGATAACACCCGCATAAATTGTATTGCAGTGAATGCATCACCACCAGGCGAGTTCAAATGTATATACAATATGTCATTGGGACCTGCTGATCGAATGATATTAAACCACTCGATGTACTTTGCTGGTTCTTCAATTTCACCAGATACATAAAAATGATGCACCTTGGTCATGATCTGATCTATGTAACCTGCAGGTCTTTGTACTAGCCCATCAATTAACTCGTTCATAATATCTTGTTACCGCCTTAATTTTTTCAATTTGTTTGTCAATGATAGCCGTTCGATTAGGCCAATGAATGTAATCCTTTTCAGGATTCTTTTTCAAATTAGTAAGTAGCGGCATGATTAGATCTTCGAGGTCACGCAACTTAGTCGCAACATCTTGTTCTACCAAAGCACGATGCTCATTAATCATTCCTGAGTTATCAGCAGAGAGAACCCTGCTTTCAATTTCATATAGTTTAGATAGGACTTCATCTTTAAAATCTTCCGAGACTGCTGCTGTTGCAGGAGCTGCGGTAGTGGGGGTCATGTCCTCACTGTCAACAATAGTAAAGCCGAAATCGAAATCGTCTGCCATATTAGTCTTCTTCTGTAAAGTACTTATCGAGTACTGCTAGTTTTTCTTCGTACTCAGCAACCTTAGCAAGCTGAATTTCAAGCTCTGCCATGATGTCACTGTGTTCTCCGATACCAACAGGGTTAGTGAGCATGTTGTCCGCATTCAAAAGATGCTTGCCAATTTGCCCAGAGAAGTAGCCACGCGCTACTTTAATCATCTTATCTTTCATATTTATGTCTCCTCTTTAACACGATTTCTTAGGGTTGTACTACTGAAAGAATGCTTTCTAGAATTGTACACAATTTCTATTGGCAATTCTTTACCAGTAAATTCTTTGTCTCGGTATTCTTCACCGATGACTCGCACATCTATAGGCAATGCGAGTAAGATATCAACTAAATCTGCCTCAGTATTGTAAACGATGATTTCATCTACATATTTTACCGCAGCTAACTGCAACTGCCTTTCTACAATACTCTGCACTGGCTTATTCTTATCACACCTATCTATAGTAGGATCATTTTGCAAACCTACAATAAGATGTTCACAATGTCGCTTTGCTTCTTCTAACATCACGATATGTCCTGCATGTAACAGGTCAAAGGTAGAACAAGTGAAACCTATTCTAGAGAAGCCGATTTGCTTTTTGTAATCTAAGACCATTATTTTTCACCTTTGTCTTAATGCGCTTTAACGCCATGTCCAATTTCAACTTCGACGCCCGCTGCGTAAAGTTTTGCCCTAGCATATGATCATACTCATGCAAGAAAACTCTCGCAGCCAATTCAGTAAATGTTTCTGTAGCCCAACTACCGTCTGTTCGTTGATACCTTGCAGTGACAGAAGTTGGTCTTTTCAAGTTTAGCCACACTCCAGGCAAACTCAAGCAACCTTCTCTCATTGTAACAGTTTCATCTGATAAGTCAACTACTTCAGGGTTTATGATGTACCGAACTAAGTCTTTTCCATCACCGAATGTGAATACTTGCATGTCTAGCCCAACCTGATTGGCAGATAAGCCAGCGCCATTCAATTCCAATTGCTTCTTCATAAGCGCCTTACCGACTTCTTCTGCATTGTACTTTTCAAAGTCAAATGGAGCGGGCTGCCTTTTCAGCATATCATTGCCAAATTCTACTAGTTGTAAATTCTTTAGATCCATTATGTCATTACCGAATAGTTTTGTTTCTTTTGAAATTTGATCACGCTTCTGAATTTATCAAATAGTACATCACCTTTATGTGATATGACAAATACATGTGTTTCATCACCAATAGTATTTAACAGGTTCATAACGTAGTCCGTTCCATTATTATCTAAGCTACTGTCAAACACCTCGTCAAGTATCAGCAAGTTTGTTGCTGCCGAGTTTTTCATCTTTGCTATTGTTCTCCAGGTGAATAGCAAGGCTAAATCAATTCGCTGCTTCTCTCCTTCACTGAAACTAGCATACGAAAACTTGTCTCGATGTCTAGACTTAATCGTCTCGTTAAATTTCTCATCCAGATTAAACTGAACAAAGAAGTCCATAGACGCTAAGTATTTATTGACAAGTTTATTTATCGCAGGAAGAAATTGCTTTATCACGCGAGTTTTGATGCCTGTATCTTTCAACAACGAGCCACATGCTGATAGATAGTGTTGCTCTTCATTTTTCTCTGACCTAGTTTTGTTACTCGCTACGACATCTTTAGCCAGAGTTTTTAACTTTGCAGTTTCTTCATCGATGTCTGCAACGTTACTTTTAGCGTCGTGGAGCTCCAGATTTAACCTCTGTAGCTGTCTTTGATTAAGTATGATGTCATTGTTAGCATCGGATATCTGAGTCATCAGTCTAGCCCACTCTTTAAGAGTAACCTCTACTTCATCCATCTGCGCATCTAATTCTAAGGTAGCTGCCTCTAACTCCTCTAGCTTAGAAGTTCGCGCTTCCTGCATCCCCGTTTTGAATTCATGAGGAATGCCCTGCTTACATGTAGGGCAATCATCATGATCCTGATAGAAGTCTAACTCGGTTTTAATTTTTCGGAGTTGTTGTGTGAATCGATCTCGGTATCGAGCAAGGTCGGTTCTTTTTCCTTCTGGATCTCCAAGATTCGTCTTCTGCTCTGTGAGCGCAACTGCTGTTGTTTCCGCATCATTAATCGTCTTGTCGATTTCAAGTATTTGCTCCTTTATCTCTGTTATTTTATTGGCTTTGCTTTGCTCTAACGTTTCAATAAATTTCTTTTGCAATTCAGCCTTCTGTTTTGCAACTTCCATTTTGGTTTCTACGTCACGAATTGTGTCTTTGAGAATGTTTTGTTTTTCTTTAAGTACAGTATTCATCACAGTGAAGATTTTGATATCTAGGATGTCTTCGATAATTTCTCTGCGCTGACCCAGTGGTAGCTGCATAAAAGGAGTGAAGGACGCGGAGCCTAGTATCACAATCTGTGTGAACGATTTGTAATTTAACTTTAGAACTACCTCCTCTAGGTACTTCTGAGAGTCTCTCGCCGCAGCGTCCTGGTCTACTAGAACATCATCGCAATATATTTCAAAGATATTAGGCTTAGTGCCTCGTCGCACAAGATAATTATGTGTGCCGATCCTGAATTCGATTTCAACTACTAGTGACTTGTTATTTATAGTATTGAGTAGTTGAGGTTTAGTTATGTTTCTGAATGGCTTGTTGAATAGCACATAGCATAGTGCATCAAGCATTGTAGATTTGCCGCTGCCGTTCTCACCTACAATAAGAGTAGACGGGCTGCGAGTGAATTGCATTTCAGTAAATGCGTTTCCTGTTGACAGGAAGTTTTTCCATCGAAGTTTCTCAAAATATATCATAAGTTCTCTTCAACCAAGGCATGATAACTTGCCGTGTAAATGTTTTATGTTGCACATCGTCGGGATGACAGTGATAGCCCTCAGACTCTCTCTTTGTAAACACTGTGTCAGAATACGCTTCTAACCAATCAAATTCACCTTCGACAGGCAGCCAGTTTTTTCTACTCGCTTTCAATAATTTATACTCGGCATTATCAGTACCCTCTAGACTCAGTTCGCTAGGATATGCTGACATACGAGTCATAAAATATTTCACACCTTTGTTTTGCAGATACTGTTCAGTTAGAAACTGCCAGTATGCGGTAGTCAGGGCAGCACCTGTTAAGTCATGTAAGTTATTATAGTACACTGTTGACAATGGATCATCCCAATGAGCATTGAGAGTTTGCCAGTCATCGCCTTGATAAACTTCGTGACGATCAATGCCTGTCCACATTACACCTACAAGCAGATCTTCGGCTGACAGTTCTTCTAACAATCGCTCAACGCCTTGAACAACAGTTCGCGCAATGTACTGATTACCTACAGATGATTTAGCATAATTTACTAGTGGCACATTTAAAATTTCAGACAGAGGTAAAGGCCAACAACGGGTGTGACCTTCTTCTGTTTCAGTAAAGCTACACCCTGAAGTTAGTAATACCTTCATTTAATATCTTGTGCTTCCACATATAGAGTTCGCAATTGTGTTTTCAACCTATCACGGTCAAGATCAGTATTGATATTATCCACATAATCTACAAGCAATGTCATCGTATCCTCTAGATCAATATTCTCTTCACCTACTGCCTCGTCTTCAAACTCAGAAAAGTCTTCGATGATTTTCAACTCATTGAGGTTACAAGTATACAACGTATCAACTAGCTTGTCAAATGCCGTGAAGTCCGTTTTGTTCACAACAATCAATTTGACAGATCGGTTCTGTAACGTAGAGTAATCAAATTCCTCAATCTGTTTCATAACCTGTACATTAGTATCATCATAGTATACTTTATGAAACATTTTGTAGGGATTCTCATAAAATGTAAAGTCTACAGTTTCTGTCTCCATGATATGAAACCCTCTCGGATCATCGTAATCTGACCAAGTAATTTCGTATGGATTTCCGAGATAAAATATATTACCACTACGGTCACGATGATGAAAGTGCCCACTACAAACAAGGTCAAACTGATTAAAAATCTTAGAATCCATACCATGCTCATTTCTAACGCCTTTATACATCTGGAAACCAGCAAGTTCAAAATGACCAAAACAAATGGTAGCATCTGCATTCTCCAAAGCATCTTTTGATGCTGCATAATTCTCTGAACAGATCCAAGGCATCAGTAGAATATTAGTATTGCCGAACTTAACTTCAGTCGGATCTTGATACAAAATTATGTTGTCATACTCTGCGAGTAATAGGTTAGGTGAGTTTACTTCATTTGTATTTTTGAAATAGGTGTCGTGATTGCCTGGTATAAGATGTATGTCTATACCTCTGCGGCGTGCCGCATCAAAAAAATATTTCTTGCAACTCGCTAAGGTGTTGAAATTGATGTACTTCCGTCGATCAAAAATATCACCCAAGTGAATGATTGTCTTTACACCCTGTTTCTCTATCTCAGGGAAAAACGAATCATTGTAGAAACTCTCAAAGAAATTGTCAAACGGAATAGAATCCGATCTAGCACCGAAGTGCGTGTCCGTGATGATTGCTACCTTCATGCGTAAAAGACACCGGAGTTTGCGCCGTGTTCCATACACTCAACTTCGGTCACCCAACAGCGATTGTCTGTCATGTTTCTAACCATTTCATCAGTATATATGAATGCGTGTTCAGCAAACTTTTCACACCCCACGCCATCAAGTACAGTAAGTGATGCGAGTCCAGATTCTTCTAACTCTTCAAACATATCCATTGCGGGGTCGTTAACATCGACAACAAGTTTGTGGTCAAAGTGATCTTCAAGCCAATATTTAAGGTCCTTCAGACCGCCGAAATCTACAACCCAGTTCTTATCATCTAAACTTTCACAAGCAAAAGTAAACTTGAATCCTAGAGAATACCCATGCAACAAAGAGCAATGACTATGCGTTGCGTTAGGCTGTCTGAAAGTACACGAAAGTCCTCTCTCATGTCCATATGTTTTTGTAGATAAATGCATCACTCTTCACCCTTTAGTACGTTGATTAAACCGTCAGCAGAAAAATATTCTTCTGTTAGAAACTTATAATTCTTATCTATACTATGTAACATCAAACCATCATCATAGAATGTCATCATCTGTCGAATACGGGCAAGCAACTCTTCTCGGTGCTTTTCATATTGAGCAAAAGATGCTGTCCAATCAGATGGATATTTGAATTCGTGACTGTACATTTCGCTGTACGATAGAGCATCCGGCACTAACGGCATGCCGCCTGCACATAGAATTTCATAGCAACCTATACCTAGAGTCTCCTGTAAGTTTGCAGAGAACACCATCTTAGCTGAACCAAGCAACTTATGATACTCTGCTTTAGTGAGAGATTCATCTTGTGCTACAACCAGTGTGTACTCAGGTAAATGTTTCTGCATATCTCTGAATATTTCAGGCTGTTTCTCGACAGCTAATCGATGTGGGAATAGTATCACATCCTCTTTATCGATACCACGTGTGTCATGCGCAATCTCATGGATCAAATAATCCATAGGCCAGCCTGTTCGATACGTTCTATCAGTGCCAAAGCAGACATTGAACATACCCTTGTGATCATGCGATGCAAACCAATTGTAGTCGTATGCATGATAAAAACTTTTCTCGGCATGTTGCAACCATCGCTGATCACCATGCGCGCCGAGAAAATCATTAGGGTCATACGAACCGGCATGCCAAAGACCGTGAGTTTCTACAGGTACACCTAGCAACTGTGACATGTATTTTAAGTTGATGATACCTGGATGCCACGCATCAGCGAACACGAACTTGTCGCCTGGTTGGACTTTGTTTGCATGAAACAACTCAGCAATTTTCCTAACTTGCTCAGACTTGTAGATGTTCGTACCAGAGAAATTTAGAAATGCACCAGGTGTTGCGCACTCAGCAATGTTATTAGGACCGTCAATGACAGTCACAGCCGCACCCGCATTTCTAATAGCCTCAGGGAAATGTACTTTCCACTGTGCTGTGTAGCGAGTCTCTACATATTCTAGATCAACTAAATAGATCATTCTGTACAATACCCCCATTCTCATCGTCTTCGTAAACTTCAACCTTGCAAGCTCTGTCAGGGTAATATGCTTCCATGTAATCAAGCAGACTATCTGCAAGCATTTCACATGATTGATTGTTTAACTGCAAAGTCCCGCCATCATATAACGCTTCAAGTTCACGCTTCAATAGTATGAATTCAACATCTCTGTCATCATGAAACACTCCAAGAGTCACATAGAAGTGAAACATATGCCGATGTGGGTATTGCAAAAATTCTACACCAGGTAGATTTGCAGCGGCAGGGTATTTGTGAATGCCTTCTTTCTGAAAACTAACCTGAATAAAACTTTTTCTCATAAAAACAAATCCTCTAATGACGGCGGTGCGTCTGTTCGTACAGGGGTAGATTTCATACTACCTCCCAGATACTGGTCAGATTCCCATCTACGGAAATCGTCAACAGATTTGATATTATACAAGTTTCTGAATTGATGTTCAAGCCGCATCTTGACCGAATACTTCAATAAAGCATCTTTGTCAGTCAGCATGGTTTGCATAGTTCGCATGAAGTTTCGAGTACTACCTGCAACAACCATAGTCCTAACACGCATCCACATATACAGATCGCCGCCTAGTTTCTTATAGTCACCTACGCCGTTGTTTAGCACATTGTAGAAGTCTTCAATAGTAGTACCTACATCCATAACTGTATTGAGATCGTTGTAAATTAATTCATAGTTAGGACCCCATGCTCTACCTATGGACATAGTTCTGCCATTGATAAAGTACAATCCATTCTCTGCTGCTCTTGCATGCGAGGTACTATCATATGAAATTTCAACGTGATCATACAGCCCATTCTGACAAAAGATTAGATAAGGAATCATGCGTCGAACACTGCCGACTCCTAGAACGTGAAGATGTAATTTGCCTTCTGCATTTCTAAAAGGAAGCTGACTAGCAATAAATGCACGTTTCACATCTTCAAGTGGTCCTGTTCCGAGTGCAGCCGCACCCATAGCAACGCCTCCAATGTAGCCGTGTCCGCTCTGTGGGACCTCAGATAGCATCCTATCAAACCAAGTCATGTATGTGTCATAGCAATTTCCTTGTAAAATTGCAAATGATTTACAGGAGCTTGATTTCTCATCAAATATCTCTACTTGCTTTCTGATATTATTGCCTGTTTTTCTAGCAAGTGCCTCGTAGTTTTCAAAGTCAAAGTATCTACCTGAAACATCGTTTCTATCTGACTTGCCACTTGGCATGATGATAGGTATCTCATCAAAGCACATACCAACATCAGCAAATTCCGCTTGATTGTGATATACCTTTTCTTTCAACTCTTCAGTGATAGTCTTACCTTGTGTGACTATCTGCAATCCACCAGAGTCTGCGTGAATGTTTTTGATATGATCTCTGTAAGGTTCAAATCGTCCTCCATAGTCTGCTTCTTGATATGCATTATACAAGATAGAATAATTGTGACTATAATGATTGTTGACAAAATTATCAAAGATTTGATTTATCACGCCAGCAGTATCAGGATCATTAGCCGCAAGAGGGTTTGCGATCCGCATATAGCTTGTCCCTGATACTACATACTCTAGCTTATGCATTCATGAAGTCCGGGGTAGCTCTGTTAGTCCACTTAGAGAAATGTGCCTTGTATTGTCGATAATATTTTTGATATGCCAACACAGCATCATCACCCTTGACATCATCAGGCATTGCTTGCGGCAATACAGTAAGATTGCCTTCAGGGATATTCTTAGGTGAGTCAACAACAAGTGCGTGTAGTTTTGTATAGGAACCATGCTCTTTGCCATAGCGAAAGGTATACTCGTTGCATGTTTCAATCCAGAGTGTGTGCAACCATCGATAGTTCGCAGACGTTTCGCGTGTCCATATGTTAGAAGGATGGTTGATATGACTAGCTTTGTACAGCGTAGACTCCATTACATCATCAGACATGCGCCAACGCTTGATGCGTCGATTGTTTGCAGTTTTATCGATATACATTTCACCGTCAAGTACACGGTGAGCAGTAGAAAGTAACTGAGCATATTCTGTAGCCATCTTCACAACATGCTTGTCGTTTTGTAGCATTGCGGCAACAGCAGGATCTTCGTTTAGTTTGAATACATTCATAGACCTAACACCTTTTTGATTTCATTACTCTGCTCAATCTTACCTAGATAGTAAGCATCAATAATAATATTATAGATGGTTTCTCTGTCCATGTCAAGCAATTTATGATCTTCTTTTTGACCAAGTCCGTCACGAAGACTCACAACCAAATCGCCTTGGTAGGTCATCTTGATGTCTGTTACATCACGAAGGATTTTAGGCTTCTTCATACTAACTCCTGAGTATAGTCAATAAGGTTCGCGTTTGACTCATTGCATCGTCAAGTGCATTATGATGAGTGTCAGCCTCTGCCTTTCGTATCTTAACATTACTAACGCCTACTAGATTCAACACTGTCCTGTAGCACTGCACTTTCCATGCTGACCATGGGATAGTCCTATCAGTGTTCCAGTATGCTGATTCTAATATCGATATGTCAAACGCGGCACCGTTGCCCCAGATGACAGTATTCTTTCGGTCAGTCCCATACCATTCAGCAAACATATCCAATGCATCACCAATTGGTTTAGGATCAACAGTCAATGCTTTCCTAGCATCCGGTGACTGCCTTGACCACCACTCAACCGTTTCTTTGGATACATGCAACCCAACATCTTTACATGATTGACCATCAACATTAACATAGAATGTATCAAGTACCCCATCTTCGACATTAAAAGCCACTGCACCGATAGAAAGAATTGCCGCATAAGGTCTGACGCTAAGAGTTTCGATGTCTACCATTATATGTTTCATGATCTAGGTGCAAACTCCTGTTGTAATTTGATGTTGTCGAAAAATTCTTTCTTTAGGTCTGGCTTTTTAAAGCCCCCTCTTAATACAGTTGTCTGTGTTAAGGAACTGTGTGCTTTAATACCTCTGTTCTCGCAACAACCATGCGTTGCTTGCACATACACCCCTACATGCTCTGCGCCTGAGTGTTCTTGTATCTCATTAGCGATCATAACATTGAGTTCTTCTTGTAATGTACCACGCATAGCACACCACTGTGCGATCCGCGTGTACTTACTTAGACCTAAGAGCTTGTCACCCGCAATGATTCCTATGTATGCAACGCCTGAGACTGGCTGATGATGATGCGAACAAATACTTTTCAATTCACTTCTGACAACCAGCATACCCTCATAACCGTCTTCTACATAATTGGGAAAACTGTTGGGGTCTGGCATTGGATAATATCTGCCACTCATGATTTCATGCACATACATTTTAGCCATTCGCCTTGCTGTACCAATGCTATTAGGATCTTCTTCCGTGTCAATTATCAGAGATTGCAACACGCTTTCAAATTTATCTGAGACTTCATCGACTAGCAAGTCAAGTTCATCATCTTCAATAAATCCTGAGATGTTATCTGCCGCATAGTATCGAGAACCAGAACGTTCAATTCGATCTCTAATTGTTTGGCTTATGCTCATTTGTTCTTTCCTTCACATCATCTAGTATTGAATATGCAATTTTTCTATGTCCTTCTGCATTAGGATGCTGACATAGTTCCATATCATCTTCACATAATTCTTTCAAAGTGCCTGGTATAAAATTATCCCACTGTTCCATCTGAATTAACATGTGTTCAACAAATCCTGCATACATTATAGATGGAACTGAATTCTTTGTCAAGTAGTTTTCTGCCGATCTGATAGAAATTTCTGACATGTAATAGCAGATATCTAGTTCTCTTGGTTTGCGTACCCTAAGATTCGCTTTCTTGAATCTCAAACGTTCTGGGTCCCAGTCCCAATCTCTAGTATGTCCACTCCATGTTACAAGTGCAAATTGATCTTCTGTGAAATCGTGTGCTAATATCTGACTAGCGATTGCAGGATTTGAGTTTCCATCTATACCGTAATTTATTAGATCAAATCCCAACTCATTGGCGACATGCTCGACGAACGGTGTGACATAGTAACGATTGTTCGGGTCTGGTTTATTTAGACCTGAAGTGTAGCTGTCACCAAATGCTACTATTGTTCCCATGGGAAAACTACCCAGTCATCAGCCTCAAAATACTCTGCTCTATATTTTGCCATACTATCGCCTGTCTTGTCTATTAGAACGGCAAAATCGGTGTTCTTAAATACTTCAGATAATCCTCTTATTGTATCACCTGTGTCACAGATGTCATCTACAATCAAAGCCTTTTGGTAACTTTGCTGTGAGATGATGTGCATTGAGCCGTTACCATCTCTTAATTGGTATTGAACAGTAGCCATTGGTACGCCTAGCAAGTGCGACAGTTGAACAGCAGGAACTAAACCGCCTCTTGTGACACCTATGATGATGTCGTAATTTTGATCTTGTACGCGGCGATATAGTTTATTGATCATCGCATCATACTGTTCCCATGTTATATGCATTATGTACCTATCGCGTTGCCGAAAACGTAGCTATGATTTCTCGTAGCTACTTTATAACCACGACACATCGCTTCCATGCAGATGTCAGCAACTTCTTCTTGCTCTTCTTTTGTCGCACCTGCAGGCATTATCCAAACTTCTGGGTGCGGAATCTCGTTTGAATCAGCCAGAGCATTTGTTTCTCTACACCAGTAATCAATCTCGTTCCAAGAATTCTCTGTGCCGTTACACACAAATTTTATGATGCCTGTGCTTCGTGTTGCCTGTAAGTAATCGACGTAGATATCTGGCATAATTTTGTCTTTCTCGCCAGCAGTGAACAGCGTCTTAGGACTAATAGCCCAATGCCAACGTATTCCCATATCAGCAAGATATACGTTGATGAAATCTCGCAGTTCAGGATTCAATGGTTTTGTACCGTTTGTTTCTACGGTGATTATTTTAGGTGGGTTGCCGCGAATCAGAAACTCATTGACAATTGCCTTCATTTGTTTCTGTCGCAACATGGGTTCGCCACCTGTAAAAGCAAGCATATTTTCTTGACCAGTTACAGGATGCGTAAATTTGTTGAAAGGTAAACTTAATTCTATTCTGTCACAAACTTCTTCAACATCACAGTCTTGCGCCAAATGCTTATACTTCTTTGACCATGAGTAGGAGCTGTCACATCCATACTGCCATACAGGAAGATCTTCAACCTTTTTCACATTGATCAGGTCATAGTCTTTGTATGGCAATATCCATGTGCTTTCATCTTCAGGATTCTTTTGACCGAAGCCATTGCATTCTAAGTTGCAACCAAAGAATCGAAGCCATGCAGTAGGTGTGCCAGCTAGTTCTGCTTCACCTTGGAAGCTATAAAAAATCTCGGAGTATCTAATATTCATACGCGCATTATACAAGTATTCAAATGTTATGTCAAGAACTAATCAGCCAAATCTTTAAGTTGTTCGACCTTTTCTTTCGCTAACTTGAGTGCTTCAGCATCATCAAAGTATTTCGGTCTACGCTTAGCCAGCTTCTGATCCTTGTGTTTTTCATTTAGCATTGCAGCATCATCAGCTTGCTTGCGAATGAAATCCAGATATTCGGTGTTGCCCGATCCTTCTTCATCTGCAATCAGCCCTTCTATGTCAACACTCTTGATATATTTTTGCTTGATGTCTAGCTGTTTCTTTTCTTTCTGAATTCTACGCAGAAAAGCATAGTAGGTAATTTGCGTGAAATATGCAAACGGGTTCTTAGATTTTTCAGGATTGAAGTTGTCAATATAGGTGATGCAGTTTTCAATGCCATCCAGAATCATTTCATCTCGAAAGGTATAATTGACAAAATTGGATTTGTATGCCAAATGGTTTGCAATCTTGACCATGCATTCACCAAGATAATGGGTGACGCGAGGCTTCGGTTCGTCTGCTTCTTTTGCTGCCAACACCTTTTCTCGATACTCAGAAATTTGTTTTAGAAATTCCTTGTTATCGATATAGTGAGCAGTCTTTGTTTTTGTCTTCACTTTAGGTCTCCATAATAAAAATAAAAAATAACGCTTGACAACGTATTTAGTTTGCTGTATACTTCGCTATGTTGCGATTGAAAGGAATAATATCAATGTATCTTTGTTACACTATCAGATGGGATAAGATTTGGTAGCTCATCTTCTAGCTCTCCCTCGTCATCTCCTCCCAAGTAAAAATGTTCAACTGTTGCCATATATTCTGACGCATACTCTGTTTTTAGTTCAGTAATATAAAGTATTACACTACTATTTATAGTGATTGAATCCGCGCTTGAGAGAGTTTGCCAAGGCTTCAAGTTAAATCTCTCACGCATGTCCTTCCCTGCTTCTTTGTATAATGTGATAACTTCAACAGGAAAAGTGAGATTGATAGTATCATTCAAATTTTGTGTATACGCATTATCAATCATAGCAATAACTATATCACCTGTTTTCAGTTTAAAAATTCTTATTGTATCACTCATGCAAAAAGAGACTCCAATGTGTTAACTACATAATCTTTTGTGTATGGTCTTGTTATTCTCTTATCAAGATATATACCATATCGTCTTCCTACATATTTATACCACTGCCCGCGACTAGCAGGTAAGCCATAGATTCTACTAAAGATCTTATCACCTTTATCCATCTCTGCTTTACGAGTGTTTTGTGCTCCAGCGTGTGTACTAGGAGAGGTAAACTCTTTCAACATAATGTTTCTTAGAATGTAAGTGCCATAACCATTCATCGCACATTCAAGTGCAAAGAAATCATCTTCACCTACTACTAATTGTCCATCTACATAATCAAACTCTTCGTTGAACATAACCTTGGCATCATTTTTTCTTAGAAAGAACATCGTACCTTTCATAGAGCCAAACTTTCTATCAAAGCACAACTCATCGTCCCATTTAACATTGAGATAATTTTTATCAAGATTGCTGTACTTGTCTTTGAATGCGCCGTCTCCCGGTCTACCGTCCCAGTGAGGGAAGAACAGATCAACACCCTCAAAATTCTCTGGGTATTCTGTGAGTACGTCACATATGTTGATACCTGTGTGTGAGAATTCTGCGTGTTCTTTTAGTATAGCATCGTTGTCCATAAACAACGCCCACTCATGTGTGCTATCTGCATAGAAAGCCTCAAGCAATACGTTTCTCGCTTTCCCAGGCGGTACCAAAGCATGCGGTAAATACTGAACGCCAGGTATATACTCATCTGCGTAATAGTCTTGTGCTAAAACTTTAATTTCCATATTAGGACAAGTCTTTCGCCAGAATTCAATTTGCTGTTTGTGATTTTCTACCCGGATGCTTCTCGCTTCTGGTTCATCCTTACTGCCAAAGTAAGATATGATGTATGCTTTCACGTTCATTTCTTTTCCCCATAAACATCAAGATTTACTATCTTGTAGTCAAAACTTTCTTCGTTGTACAGCTTGATTCGTTCAATCATGTGGTTCAGTGTGTAGTTCTTCTTAGACTTCCAAGACAGATCATCGCCAACATCATATAGGTTGCATGTAGTTTTGTCGTCACCTTTCCTAAGCCCTCTACCAATAGACTGTAAGTTTCTTATTCGGGACTTGCTAGGTGATGCGAAGATAACATTGTGCAGGTTTCTTATGTTGATACCTGTAGAGAATGTACCATATGATGCAACAATTATAGCATCATTTGCTTTCTCTGTCAATGCTCTAATCTGCTCACGCTGATCAGTATCAGTGCCGCCGTATACGAAATACACGGGGCGACCATCAGATACTTTGCGTCTAATCATATCGTACAATATTGCGCCATGCTTTTCAACATACTGAAATAGTACGAGAGAGTTCCCTTTTTGTGTAGTTGCTAGATTTCTGAGAATCACATTTCTCTTGTCATTAGATACGAGATAATCCATCTCTTCTTGATATGACATTCCCTTGACTTTTTTCCTTTCTTCGTCAGGGTATTGTAGGACGATGCAGTTCACTTTTAATTTAGCGATGCTACCTTCGTCCATGAGTTTTTTTGTGGTAGTGACATTTATCACTGGTCCGAAGCAGCCTTCTAATACCAGTTTATGTGTCTTTGTTCCGTCAAGCGTACCAGTAGCACCGAAGCGATAAGGCGCATTCTCACATTTATTCATAATGCTAGTTAGTGATTTTGCTTTAAATAAATGCGCCTCGTCTCCATATACAACATCAAATTTCTCAAACCATTTCTTTGGAAACTTGTATACAGATTGCCACGTTGTTACTGTGATTGGAAATTCATTTGATTTTTCTTTACCACCGTATATACGATGGACATTTTCAGATGCTTGCCAATCTGTTTCTGATGCATAGTCTTGAAAGTCCCCGTACATTTGCTCCACTAATGAAGTGGTCGGGACAACCAAGAGTTGCTTTTTTCCTAGGCGCTGATAATAACGAACCAGGGTAAAAAGAATGAGAGACTTACCACTGCTAGTGGGGCTAAGTAAGAGTTGGCGTCCTGAGCGAATTGCAGTAGACGCGGCTTCAATTTGATAATCACGGGCTTCAATTGGTTTGCCATTAGTGTGTAGATTTAACTCCTTTGTAAAGTTTTCGATATATGAATTTGATACCGGGTCGCCGATAACGTCGATATTTATACTTATGGTGTATTCTAGCTGCTTTGCGAATCCTTCTAGATATGATAGCAAGCCTACTGGTAATTCTTTCGCATAGATGTTAAACAGTCTAGCTTTGCCGTCCCACATGCGTGACTTGTACGCTGGCATAAATCGTGCGCCTGGTACTTCAAAAGTAAAGAAGTCATTGATCTCTTGTAGAGTGCTAACATCGCAGTCTACAATCAAATATACTTCATTCTTTTTAGTCACTGTTATCATTACAAAAGTCCGTTAGTGAATTTAGTCCACTCTATACTGTTTTTGATGTCCCACGTTCTACTATTTAGATTGCGTAAAACTCGCTCTAAAAAATCACCGACAGTTGCAATGTACTCAACCTTGTTTGTTTGTTCAATCACATCATCATCTGAATCGAGCATTTCATTCATATCAGATTTTAGCGGCTTGGGTCCTAGCCATTGGTCCCATCCTAGTGCAACGAGTTCTTCTCTAGACAGTTCACCGCGAAAGTACGATGTCTTTACCTTGCGCAATTTGTATAGAGCAGCCTGTGATCTGCGCAAATGCAAACGCACATCTGACATGTGATTTAGGTATTTTGAGTGTAGCTCAGGCGTGCGTGTAGACTCTTTGCCAAGTGATAGTTCATCAATCTTACAGTCTACAGCCCAAGAGTCTTGGAGTTCTTTCAATGTTATCATAATAATCTCGAGGTCTTATTTATACATATTATACCGCATTACGGTATAGAAGTCAAGTACTATTTGACCGATTCTACTGTAAACAGTCGATATCTGAATGCTGCGACACCAACAAAGTAGTTTTGATCACCAGAGCTAATGTCGAAATCTAGACCTTCCAAGCTAATCGGGAAGCAGTCTACAAAAGAAATACGATTTGAAGGATTATTATTACTATCAAGAACGAAAAGATCAGCATCACTGAACTGACCAAGGTCTTTAGCTCTTTGATTTTGATTCGGAAATCGGTATCGTTGTCCATCTATATACTTTGTAAATTGTTTATGGTCTTCAGGAGAACCCAAGCCTATCATCCAGTCGTACAATTCTTTGTAATTAGCCATATCTTCTTGTACGAGGAATCTAATAACTAGCTCACCGAATCTCAGCTTGTCACCGGGAAACGCAAGAGTTGATAGTGGAGTCTCTACTTCAGGAGAACCAATAGACATCTGTGGCAAGTTAGCTGCCTGACAAAAGAAGGATACATTTGGAATGTTGTGTATCTGAAACTTGAACCCAGTAGGTCTAAGAAAATCTAATTCATCTGGATTCGATGCGCCGGTATATCCTGCTTCTGCTACATTTGTTATTGGATTGTATGCCATGATAGCTCCTAGTTACTGTATTATTTATAAGGCAAAAAAAAGCGCACCGAAGTGCGCTCTTAAAATTGTCCTAAGGAAAATTAATTGTCCTTTACGGATTCTTTTTCTTACATCAAATTGGTTACCTTAACGGCTCGGTAATATTGATTACGATCAGCAGTGAACGTATCAGCATCAGTTGTGCCATTGGCTTGTGTTACGAACGGGTTAGCGATCATACCGTAGCGAGTCTTGAAGCCGATCTTTGGCTGGAATGTCGCTGGGTCGATTGCACGAACCATCTGTAAAGGAACATATGGGCAGTAGAAAATACCTGCGTCATAAGCACTAGAACCTTTGTATCCTGCAACGTAGAACTGACTAGCAGCGCCTGTGTTAGCTGAATAAGGATCGATGAATACTTTGTAACGACCGTTCAATGTACCAGCAAATGTGTTGCCAGTGTCATCAACGTTTAAGTCTGTAGACAAAGCAGGAGTATAGTCAAGAACGCCTGACATAGCTAAAGCACTTGCAACGTCTGCTGAACAGATGATGAAGTTACCTTTTCCACGCCTTGTGTCTTGTGCGATTACGTTTGCATCACGCTCGATGTTGAACAACAAGCCTTTGAAACGCTCTACAGACCAACGACCGTTAGAGTCAACGTCCAAGTCGAAAGTACCAGGAGTTGCAGTAGATGCAGCACCAGGCTTAGCGACTTTGTAGATTGTGCGAATTACTTCGCGGTTAATTTCAGCAAGAATTTCTTGAGACAAGATGTTGCTCAACTCGCCTTCTGCGTCAAGACCGTGTACTGCTTTCAAGTCTTGTGCAAGTTCTACTGTGTACTCAGCTTTCAACGCGCGGGTCTTAGCAGTAACAGTTGTCTTTTCGATGCTGAATGCCATCTCATTAAGAGTAACACTGTCACCGAAGTCCTCGCCAGTTGCTGTTGCAACGCCAGTACCTGTTGTGTAAGCACCATCTACTGGGTTAGAACCGTCATGAGCACCAGCGCCAGAGAAGTCAGTATCGGCTTCGTTGAACAGTGCTTCAGCGCCGGCCTGTGTGCCGTAGTGTGACTTCATAGCAAAGATAAGACCAGTAGGTCCAGTCATTGGCTGAACGCCAGCGACATCATATGCCATAAGGTTAGGAAGTGCGCGTCTTACCAATGAGATAAGAATCGGATCGTAGTTGTCGATTCCGCCACCAGTTACGCTGTTGCTAGGTGCTGCTTCTGAAAACAGAGCTTGCTTTTCTTCACGAAGAGCTTTCTCTTGGTTTTCCAGAATAACAGTAGTAACGGCGCGCTTGTGCGGGTCTTTAATGGCAGGCAAGTCAGCGTGTTCGAGGACAGGACTCCATTTCTGTTGTAATTGCTCTGAAAGATACATTTAAGTTTCTCCTTACTTGGTTGTGTATATAATATTATTACTATTTATAAAAAATTACTTTTTGACTGCTTTGCTAATAGACTGCGTGTATATAGCCATTGCATTGTTTTCGGTAATGAATTCTTCTTCTACCGTATCTTGCATTTTGTCTTCGGTTGTAGCCTTAACCTTAGGGAAATAATTCTCTTTGATTACAGATACTTTCTCAGCAAACATGTCTTCAGTATCAAACTCAACGTTCTCAACCAATTTAGCAAGTTTTTCGGCTTCTGTTACGGTCAGATCAGTAGACGCTTCAGTTAGTGCCTGTTGACGTTGAAGTGCTACTTTTTCAGAAACCATTGCAATTTTCTCTGCAACGTTCTCGTCCAACTTAGTCTTCAGTTCATCAATTTGAGTCTGCATTTCACCTAGTACGTCATACTTCTCAGCAGGTACTTCGATGTAATGATCTTCAAACAAGCCCTTCATGCCTTTGATAAAGTCTTCAGTAATTTCTGTCCTGAGTCCTCGCTCAATTGCAAGTTCGTTTTCCTTCATCCAATTTTCAGCAACATATGAAAGATACGCATCGATCTTCTCGACCATATCAGTACGGAACTCTTCTTCCGCTAATTTTGCTTCTTCTCGAATGTCAGATTCAATAGCGTCAATTTCTGATGCTACTCTAGCAGTTAGTACTGCTTCAAAGATAGATGCAGCTTTTACTTTGAAGTCTTCGCTTAGATGTTCTTCGTCAGCAAATAGTGAAGCGATATCATGCTCTACTAGTTCACTTTCGTCTTCAGCGGAAATTTCTTCTACTTCATCTTCAGCGATAACTTCCTGATCTTCTTCAACTTCTACTTCTTCCTCTTCGCGGACGCCAGCAGATGTTGGGTTGTTTACAACAGACGCAGAGTCTGTGCCACTGTCATAGTTTGGAGCTTGTCCAGCGCCGTTACCTTTAGGCAGTGTTGTGTCTTTGGATGCTTTTGCAGATGCAGCTTTTCCAACAGGTGAAGTTAATCCACCTTTGTCATCTGATCCTGATAAGTCTTCCTGTTCTGGATTAGCATTTGAGTCACCCTGTGTAGGGATAGTCTTGTCACCAACATCTTTCGAGTTTGGTAAACCAGCCTTTTCCTCAATGCTTTGAGCTTCTTCAACAAGGGTGTCTACTTCACCGACCTTGCCAAGGAGCTCTCTGATTTTGGATTCAACAGCCATTTAATGTCTCCTTAAAGTTTGTTAACTTGTTTATTTATATAAATTTAAATTTTGGATAACTTGTTCAAGAATGAGCTAAACACCTGAATCTTCGCTTCTTCTAGTTCACGGCTAGATGCTTTGCGAATTGTTTGTTGTGCCTGTTCCATATCCCTTGCAGTCCAGATACCGTCAACCATTACCCATTCTCTATTTTCCATAATACCTTCAACATATGCATCTGGTGCAGAAGGATCTGCTACGATGTCAGCGGCTGTTGCCAGCATAAAATCGTTTTGGACTTCATTGATTCCATTCTTTTCTTTAATGGATCCAAGCCCTCTTGAACTGACGCCTAACTGAGCGCCTGCTTCAATTAAATTAGCTGCGATTTTTCCCATTGGAGTGTCTAAAATCTTAGCTTTACCTATCCAGTTATCGCCGTCTTCTTTCAATGATACGATCATGTGTGACACGCGATCAAGATTAAGTGACGGTCCTTCTGGGTGACCAAGTTCGCCTAATGCTCTCTTCTTGTCAATACTTTCGGCGGTGTATCGTGCGACTTCATTTCGCATAACTTCTTTAGGGTATACTCTGCCGTTACGATTTTTTAAATTTGATTGTAGGAAAACGCCCTCGATGAAAAGATTCTTCTTTCCATCTTTGCTTTCTTCTAAAAAGTATTGAACGTCTTCATTTAATTCTTTGATTAATCTCATTAGCCTAGATCTCCATCAGCGCCTTGGTGTTGTTGTGAGCCGTAACCTGCAATCTTTGCTGCCTGTACAATTACTGTACCACCAGCGCCAGTGACACTAACGACAATATCAGACTCGTTCTCTCTGTTATCAGAGAAGCCGAAAAATTCTAATTTTCCTGACATGTGTAAAGTATGCAGCAAGACACTGTTTCTTGTGATAGTAGCAGTCGCACCATCACCGAGTGTCCAATAAATGGCACTAATATCTACAACCGGGGTACCTACAGTTTCTGTTGATTTTTTAAGTTCATTATTCAAACGAATTGTCTGAGCAGCAGGTGTACTGCCATCTTCAGAGACAACAGTAACACCTTGAACCTGTGTTAATTTAAGATTTGCTTGAGTAGATGCCATTTAGTTTTATCCCCTACTTCTTTTTCTTGTGATTCATATGGGAACCTTCTTCTAGCACTTCCATGCTATAAGTCTCACACGTTTCGATTCCATGTTCAAACATAACTTTATACCACCAGACGGTGCCATTTGCATCTGGTTCAGCATGCTCACCCATGATCGGCTTACCTTCACCAAACTTAGGATGCACTACTTTAGTTGCGCAATTGTGTGTCAACTTAGGATCTTCAGAGTCACCCTGCTTTGGAGGTGTAGTATCACCTTCAGTGCTAGGCGCTTGGGGGTGCGCGGCAGTTGGCTTTTCTTTAGAAGTTTTAGCAACTGGCATCGCTTCTTCTGCTGCCATCTTTGCTAGTTGCTTTTGCTTTCTAGCGGCTCGACGTTCTGCTTTTGCGCGAATATCTCCCGCATCGTCTGCGGCAGATTCTCTAAACTCGTTAAATTTTTTCATCTGATCCTTGACCCTGTTGGGGTTCCTCCGATTCTGTTTCCGGTAGTTCATCGTCCTCCACCTCTACTTGAGTTTCATCGTTATCCATCTCTGCATATTCAACGTCGGTTTCAATCGCATCGTTGTATATAGCAGCGGCTATATCTGCTTTTTTATCAGCAACTAAATCGTCAGCGCGTACATTCATGATCCCATTAAAAGAATCTTGTGCGTCTGTCAGTTCTCCGTTAGCCCACTTGTCCATCATATCTCTGATGGCATCCTGTCTAGCATCTTCTGGGCTAACTTCTAATTCGATTTCTGTTTCAACTTCACTCATTATTATCACCTTCTGGTTTTGGTTCGCTTGCAATCTGAGAATTAATCTCTGTTATTTCTTCATCACTGAGCATAAGAATTTTCTTCTGAACATACTCTCGACTGAAGAATTGTCCTACGAATGGCGCAACACCATTCAATACTTCTGTTCTACTTCTAAGAATTTCCTGATCTTTCGATTCAGTGTAGTAGGCATCTGAGGCAAACTTATATATGATTGTCTCTCTAATATCAGCCCATTCATCTTCTTTGATGACCCCTTTTAATACTAACTGAGTCTTTAACAAGTCATCAAAAAGTACACTGAACCTACGTCTTAGCTTAGAAATAAATTTAACAAACTTCAATTCATCTCTATTTATCTCGGCGCTACGACCGAAATTTAAACCTGCTTGCTGTTCTAAACGAGAGACAGGCACGTTCAAAGATTGGTATAACTTTCTTTGGAAGTACTCTATGTCGCCTGTCTCACCTAGATTTGAACCTCCAGGTAATGTCTGAATCTCTGTGCCTCTGCCACCCTCTCTTCGTGGTAACCAGAAGTCTTCAAGCATAGACATGAATTTCTTATCATCGCGGATCTCGCCAGTAGAGGCATCGTATACTAATTTGTTACGATAGCGATCCATAATATCTTTTAAGTATTGCTCTGCTTTCATTCTAGGCAGATTGCCTGTATCTACATAAAAGATTCTTCGTTCTGGTGCGCGAGTGATACGATAGATCACCGCAGCGTTTTCCATCATTCTTAACTGATTCGCTGGACGAATCGCTTTATGTAAGAATGACAAAGGAATATTTTTATCTTGATCTACTAGTCCTGATGGGCAGTATGCAATTGCATCTTTAGTAATACGCAACGCTTTGCTATCATGCAATGCATTATTTGACTGTATTTGCCCAGGCTTACTAGCAATTCCTTTATCATCGTATACAAAATATTCTTTAATTTCTTTAATGAAATTGACGCCTGTATTCGGATCCTTTTCCTTTTTAACATCTCGTATTAAACGTATTTTTCTAGGGTCGATATATCTAATATCAGTAATGCCCTGCTTTGGCTTTTGCATGTCAATCACTTTGTGAAAGTAGATTAGACCGTCAATATACCAACGTCTAAAATAATCTTGCGCTCTATTGTTAAAGTCAAACAATTTCAGCACTTCATTGAATTCATCGTGTATTGCTTTTTTTACAGCGGCAGAAACATTCACCGAATCAGTATCAACTGAGACGGGTCTCTCATCATCTAGATTTGAAATAGTGTCGTTGACGATATCTTCAATAGCAGTATCTACATCTGCCATCATAGAGATGTCACGATATCTTTTTATCAATTGCTCTTGAGTGTTTGCAACACCGTCGATGTCCAAGTAAGTGCCATAGTGTCCGCCAGCATTGCGAACGGTATCTATAGCACCGTCTTCAGAAGGAGGCACAAACGACTTTTCAGACGCGAGTGCCTTTTTCCTGTTTATTTCAAACCCAAATATTTCCATTATAATCTCCTAATCCACACTATGTATTTATCTTACATCGTAGTGGGTGTATTGGAATGTCACTGTAAATTCTTCAAGGACGTCGTTCTGTGCATATTGCAATGCGATTTCAGACATGTTGATAGGGAAAGCATTGTTTAATGTGTAAGTGCCACCTGGCAATACGTCATTGTTTCTATCCAAATGCTTCACTACTATGTCTGCTTGATATTCACTTGGTGTAAGAACACCTGTGTTATCTTCACGACCGTTCATGCCGTTCATCCATTCTTCAAAGGGTTGACGTAAAGAAAATCCTGAATCGTTAACAATCGTAATTGTCCACGGATCAAAAATTCTTTCGCCAGCTAGTTTGATCTCACGACCTCTGTACTGAATGATAGCTGGGTTTACGTTAGAAGCGGGCAATGCAGCACCCGTAACCAGAAGACTGTAAGACGGATCAACACCGCCTACATATCCTGGGAACGTTAAGTCCACTTCAAATTGATTGGGTCTCGCTCCACCAGCGCCCAATCTTGCTTTAAAATCTTCAATATTCATTGAATTGTTCTCCTGTTGATTCTATTTATTAGGCGCCTAACTCTTCAAAACTGATGCCTGTGCGTGTTGCAACAAACGTCAGAGTGATGAAGTTGATAGATTTAGCAGGCTTCAAGAAGATGTCTGCTCTGAATTGGTTTTGATCAATAACTTCAGCAGTGTTATTAGTTTCATCACACACTACTCGGAAGTCATAGACACCTCTTCGACCTTGCACATCGCGCAAGAAAGGGCTAACCAATGAACGGAACTGGGCTCTTGTGAAACCATCGTTAAATTCAAATAGTTGGAATTTAGCTGCTGTTGCAATTGCCTTTTCAACTGTAATAAACAATCTACGAACATTGATTCTGTTGAATGCGCTGTTCTTGTTAAGCAGCGTCTTGTCACCGAATAAGATGATACCTTGTCCTTGTGAACCAACTACTGGGTTGATGCCTGCTTTATAAAGCGTATCTCGGTCTGCTTTGCTTGGGCTATACGCGAGTTTAACCGCATTCTTGATAGAACCACGTGATGCGCCTGCAGGAGAGAACCAAGGATCAGCCGTTGCGTCAGCCGTAACACATGCACCAGCAATATCACCACTGCAAGGTACCCAACGATACTTGTCGTTATACTTGTCGTACATGTACTTCCAACCGCTGTCCATTGAAGCGTAAGAAGATCTTGTGTAGTTAGACAATTCAGCAACAAGTGCTGTAGTTTCACTGCCTGCGTTGTTCACTACAGATGCTGACTGCGGTGATACAAACACCATGCAGTCTTTGCGTACTTCAGCAACGTTATCAATGATAGCGTCTTGTACTATTGCACTGTGCCGACCGCCGATAAGAAGGTTTACGTCAACCAATTCATCGTTAGCAAAAAGATCGTATCCAGATGTCAACTGACCGTCACTTGGTGCAGCATCTGCGCCTGCGCTTAGAGAATTATCTAAGTCGCTGTCACTTGAAAGCAAAGTAACAAATGCTGCGTTACCTACTGTAGATGTGTCCCAATCCGTGCCATTGCTTGGTTTCGTAACAGCCCAAATCCACTTAGAACGATTGTTGATTACATCTTTGTAGAAATTAGACTGATTAGAATCATCTTTAGCGTCTGATGCTTTAGAGACGCCTGCGAATTTTTCTAGTACTGTTCCTGCACGACCTGTGATTGCGCCGTCTTCGTCGATAACAATAACGTGTATCTCATCTAGTGATGTGCTGTTATTAGCAGCGTATGCAGATGTTCCTGGAGCACTATCAAACTGATTTGCGTAAGTCCAAGCTGTAACCATTGTTGCTGTAGCCGCTGCACCGGTGCCGCCGCCGCCAGTAAATGTTATAGCAGGAGCACTTGTGTATCCTAAGCCAGCAAACGAAACGATTATCGAACCTACTGTATCGCCGGCAAGTACCGCTGTAGCTGTAGCAGTAACACCGCCAGCTGGCGCGGCGTCCACTACCACATCAGGAACAGTTGTGTAGCCTGAACCAGCAGTATCAACTGCAATAGAAGCAATAGATCCACTACTGAATGTAGTAGAGTCTGCCATTGCTACTTTGAGACTGTTACCCAAAGAACCTGGGTACTTAGCTGCAAAGACACCTACAGTCTGGGCACCGAGTGCTTCAAAAGCATCTTCGTTTTTGACTAGCAACGCGCCGCCGTTTGCAGTTGCGTTAGCAGCAGCACCCACTGTTCGTACTACTTTAAGAGCCGATCCATATGCAAGAAAACTTGCGGCTGTTAAAAAGTCTACATTTGCTGTTGTGTTTGGTTTACCGAATCTCTCTACCAGTTGATTTTCACTTGCAACTGTGATGATCTCATCTGCAGGACCCCAATTGAAGTCGCCTACAAAACCACCGATAGTGGTTGCGACTGCGGGAACTACGTTTGAGGCATCTTGTTCCTGTACGAGAACGCCAGGGGAAAGCTGAAAAGCCATATTATTCTCCTCGAATTAAGTTAGCGTTATATTATATTACTTTGTTTATTTATAAATCTAGTAATTTAGGTTCTTCAAATAACCACAAATCTCCACCCATCACTTCCATTTCCTGCTGTTGTCCATCATCAATAATTCCAAAAGGTGTCAAATCGTTTTCAATTGCCCGCATTTCTGAATTATACAGACCTTCTCTAACATTAACATTTGTCAAGTCCGAGAAAAATGTGTTGGTTGTAACCCAGCCAAACAAGACCAAGCACATTGCTAAATCATCGTTGTAACCTTCGTCAGCCTGATAAGAACCACTTCGTTCAATAAACGTTGATAGCTCTGATATAATTTCTGGGTCAAATAAAAGAAGTTTTCGTTCTTCCATCAAACTTTTGAAACTAAAACACCCCTGTCTCTTCACTGCTTTAGATGTAGTTACACCTAATCGCGCTGCTTTACCGAAGCCAGGAGTTATGTATTGTCTGTTGTTCTCTGTGACTGTTGTGAATATATTCTCATATTCATTTTCCTGATGCAGAATAGTGAGAACCTGTTGCCCAATATCATTTGCTTCTACTAGAATAAATGCATCATTATAGTCTTTACCTACTTTCTCTATAATATTTGGATATAATAACGGAGAAATCTTGTTGTGTCGATATTTACCTACGACGGTGTATGGCATCTGTGTCACATCGACAACAACAAACGCAGAGTAGTCACCACCAACGCCTCTAGCAACGTCAGCGACTAGTATGTAATAGTTATTTGCTTTCGGCTCTTCGTAAATATCTAAGCCATCTTTAGAGTATATTGGCACTTTAGCACTAAGAGATCCTAGTGTTTTGCCGTTGATAAGTGTATTAGAGGATCCTAAAAATTCACACAATACCTCTTGGTTGAATTTCAATTCACCTAATAGCTGTAACTGTTGTTCTGCCCATGCATCATCTCTGCCAGGAATCTCACTGTAATGAATGAACATGTGCTCAAACCCGTTACGCTTCTCTACAGAATCGTTCCAAAACTTCCAGAAGTGATTATAACCTAACGGCGTAGATGTCAAAAGAATCTTTGTCGTTTTACCAGCAGAAATCGTAGGATATACAGAAGTAAAAAATTGTTCTGCTACATTGTTAGGAATGATTGCAGCCTCGTCAATGTATAGCCAGTTTACAGATTTGCCTCGAATACCAGAAGCAGTTGTTGCCGCAGTGAATACTCTAGATCCGTTTTCTAAATCAACATCACCCTTGTTCCAAGTCTTTACGCCTTGTTGCATCCATATAGGCAAATTTTCATACATGATTTGATAACGAGCAAGTACTTCCATCGCCGCCTTACTTTTATTCGCCATGATAGCAACAGTCTTGCTGTCTTGAAATATAGTGTAATGAAGAATACACGCAGCCGCAGTTACTGTTTTACCTTGCTGCCTTCCTTCCATAAGAATGCAGCGTCGATTGTCCATAATAAATTTGACTTTTTCTTTCTGACAATCGTACAATTTGAATGGCTGCAACCCTGTATCTAGCGTGACAATCATACAATAGGTTTCAATAAAATATATAGGGTCTCCCATACATTTTTGATATTCTATAATCTGCTCAGGCGTCCACTCATGATTATGCCCGATTGATTTTAGATTTGGATTACCGTGGTAAGAAGTTGCTTCTTGATTAGTCAGTTGCGGAATCATGCTCAATCACTTCTTTTTTTGCACTCAATGCTTTTAACAAGTCAGAGGTGCTACCATTAAATAAAATGTTTGTTTGATTTTCTATTTTCGATGCTTGCTTAGGATCTGTGAGATCGATCTTCTGTTTCTTTTCTTGTATTTCCATAGCATCTTTTGCTTGATCAGACATCAACTTGATAGCTTGCACTGCAACCTCAAATGCTCTTGGGTTGTCGCTATTTTGCGCGACTTCTAATATACTTTGTACAGCAGATTCACTGTAAGCCATTGCGCGTTTTAAACTACTCCTAGCTTCCTGAAAATCATGTTCTAGTTGTTCGTCTTTTTTACCAACAGGAACAATAGGCCTAGAAATTTCTTCAGCCTCAGTCATTGTGCCAAAAGTTTTATCTAACGCATCAAATACTTTATTAGACATAGGTTTCATCAAACTCCTCCAAGAATCGATATGCATCATCTATTGTTTGTGACCCTGCATCTGGTCCCTCTATAGTAACTGTTGGCGCACTAACATATCCAGATCCAGCATCGTCAATAACAATGCTGCCTATCTTATCACCATCCATAACTGCGTGTGCCCTTGCGTTTCCTGTAAGAGTAACGTTAGGTTCTGTTGTATATTTTGTACCTGCATAAGTAAGCGTAATTGCGTTTACCGCATCACCTGAAATTGTAGCAGTAGCGGTTGCTCTTGCATCTTCTACACTATACGTCTGTCTGACAAATGCCCCCTGAAAGTCTGGGTTCTGATATATTGTAGAAATAGCCTCTCGTATAACACTTTGATTTGATACATAACCGTAAAAATTTAATTTCATGTTAAAATTCAAAGTCCAGATTATACTCTGTCGATCTGCAAATGTTCCAGCAGTGTTATCTTCATACGAGATACCATCTAAGACAATCTTTATGTCTCGTTTTATATCCATTTCAGGCAAATCATTCAATGTGATATTAAAATCAGGATTGAAGTATGGTAAAATTTGTTCTAATATTTGAAGCCCGTCTTCTTGGTTCTTAGCAAAGATATACAATGCAAGATTCATATCATATGGTGTTGATACGAATTGACGAGTGACATTCAATGCATCCGAGCTTATCGTCTTTCGATGTTTTTGTATCTGTGATATTTTTCTACTAGGATCATATTGCAGCCCTAGAATTTCAAATCCCATTCTAGGTAGAATAATTGCAACATCGCCTCTTGATTCTACTGTCGGTGTCTGCTCAATGCGAGTTAAGAATTTTTGTTTTGTAGAGTATGCTAAAGGCACTCTAAGATTCTGTACCGCTACATCCGATGTATTCTTTCTTTCAATATTAATACCATTGAAAATTGTGCCAAAAGCAATTATTGCTTTGCGTACATGCTCATGGTAAAACTGCTTGCCTTTAAACATCTAATTCACCAAATGGGTTTAATTCTGAGAAGTCTAAAATGTCACCTGCAGTTTCTTCATTGGTGAAATCTTGATTATCGCCTGCAACACCTGGTTTGACTGAGAAGTCTTCTTTGATTATAGCACCACCAGATTCAAGCAACAGTCTGTCACCATCTTCTTTCTGCAATTCAAACAACCGCTGATCCAATGAATTGTCATCTTCAATCTGATCAATCGCGCCAATACCTGTAGTAATCTCCTCTGAACTATATTCAAACAATTCAGCGGTTATTCTAAACGTGTAAATTTTACCTAGCTGATAGAAAGGATTCTGAAACTCTACAAACTTAATTTCAAACAGTGAACGAGTTTTGCCAAAGTAAAGTAGATCGCCTTCCATTGGTCTAGCGCCATCTTGCACAAAATCGCCACCAGTACTATTACTAACAACCAATTCATCCCATCTACGTCTCGCAAGAATGAAAGTTGCTTGGTCGCGAGTCTCCAATCCAAAGCGACTGAATAACTCACCATCGCCTTCGTAGCCAGCAACGTTTTCCATATACATTTCTAGTGGATATGCTTGTGTAAATTTAGATAGAGAATCTTCATCAAAGATTGTATCTCTATTTACAAAAGTTCTAGGCAAGTAATAGACATCGTGTCCGTAAATCTTTAAGGATTCGATTACTAGGTCTTCTACAAGTAACTGCTCACTTGTGGTACCCGATGTGTCTCCACTTTGAAAATAGAAATTTGTTGGCACGTTAGCCTACCATAAATGCGGGAGGAAGTTCGTACTTAGATTGCATTTCTTCTTCAGTCTGTTGAATTTCTGCAACCGCTTCTTGAAATATCTGATCTCCGTTGAGTATCACACCACCTGGCAATTGAATGCCGCCAAACTTTTTCATGTTCTCTCCCCACTGTCTTTTAATAAGTGCAGTAGTGTATTTCTTTAAAAACATGTCGTTATACACTTCAGCGTAATCGGTGCCTGCAATCATAGCCTGACCTTCAGCAATCACATAGTCGCCAACATCGAATGTCTTATCAAAGTCTGTGTCAATGTAAAGTCTATTAGTTTTTCGATTGAATCGTATTTGTCTTTCAGTAACGAAAATGCTTTCTAGTGTAGATAAGTGAGTTTTCACCATAGAGTAATATGTCAAGTCTGCACTGAGTAAATTGTACAAGTCATTCAATGCAAATTGATAATCAACATCAAACAAGCCGTCTGACTTGCCGCCAGTTGTCGCGCCAAACTTAAACATTCTAGTAACGCCAAGAATATTGTCACCTATAGGAATGTAGCCGTTTTCTAAGTCGCCTTTAGAGTATGCGGTAGACGAAGATGTGGTTGTAGCATATCCAGACTGATTGCCTGTAATGGTTTCAGATAAAGAAAAAGTTGCGCCACCAGGCTTTACATTATCTACGGTGATTTCTGCACCATCTGTACTGACAACAATCGCGGTTGTTCCCGAAGTACCACCAGTAACAGTTTCACCAACAGTAAAGTTGTTAGCCAAGGATGCTTGTAATGTGATCTTTGACCCTGTAAGTTTGTGTTTGATGTAGGCTCTTTCGGTACCATCAAAGTGATACTCTTGCCAAAATTGGATTGCGTCATCTACGCGATCACTTACCTGATCGTCATCCACATTGATTTCAATAACAGGAAAGCCCAGTCTGCGTAAGCTATAATCAATCAACTCTTGTCTTGATGCTAGTACAGCCATCAGTATCTCCTAGTTATTATGGATCGTAAGCGTATAGTTCTGCTCTGAGTGCAGTCAATTCCGCTTGTACATAAGCCGTAGTAGCAATCTGCGTGGTGTTTGTACCTGCAGATGCTGTTGGTGCAGCAGGAGTTCCAGTCAACGTGGGGCTTGCTAATGGAGCCTTTGCTGCCAATGCGTTTGTTGTCGTTGTCGCATAGTTCGCGTCATCACCAAGTGCTGCTGCTAATTCGTTCAGCGTATCTAATGCACCAGGAGCAGAGTCAACTAAATTCCCTACCGCAGTATCAACATAACTTCTTGTCGCAATTGTGCTAGTATCAACCGTAAGTGTACCCGACGAAATGCCTATGCCAGTACCTGCTGTCAAATATGAATCGATTTCACTGTCTACCCTAGCGTTAGTAAAGTACAGATTGGTGCTACCTTCACCAATATCATCAGTATCTCCAGTGACATTAGTTAAATCGGCAAGCAATAAAGATTTACCGCCCTGTGTTGAGCCATCATGCACTCGCAAATGGTAATCTGTGGTGCTGACGGATAGTTCTCCCTGAGCACCGGTAAACACATTATTCTGAGTAGTTGTCCCTCTTCTAAATTGTACTTGTTTAGGCATGTATCCTACTCCTATATATTACATCTATTTATAATAAATTTTAAGACCAGTTTATTGGTAGAAAATATAAAATCTACCAGTGGTGTGATTGGTGTTCAGAACAACATTTTCTGATGAAAATTTTGTTGGCCCATACTCATAAAGCGATAAATTGTTGGTATCCCTATAAGCCATAAAACTATAATCGCTTCCAGTTAGAGTGGCACCTGATGTTTCACTCCACCAATGTACTCTAAAGCTAGTAAAAAACCCAAAGTTATTTGGATTGATTGTTGTTGTAGGTGCAGGCTTAACGTTAGCACCCTCAATTGTCGAGCGAGCAACCATCGCATAATTCTCAAGATTATCTCCCCACACATACCAAACACGATTAGCTGTTGTGGCTGCTCGTACAGCTTGGAAAGCTGAGTCACTTAATATAACGTTAGTGGAATCTGAAGGAAGTGGATTACCTTCTGTAACACTGACTCCGCCAACTGGTTGCCAATCTGGTGAGTTAAACGTAGCAACCAACGTTCCGTAGGTTGGATGAGTATAATTACCTACAGAAATCGCATCTGTACCTAATGACGTAACACTGCCAGACGTACCTCCGCCTTCTGTATAGTTAGCAGTGACGGTGATAACAGCGTCCAGATCTGCTTCTACTAGTGTATATGTAGTAGCGGTGGCACCTGTAATAGCTACCCCGTCTCGATTCCACTGATAACTGATGGCACTGATGCCATCACCATCAGCCAGATTATTAGAAGCAGTTAGCGTTGAGCCTAGTATTGATTCACCATTAATAATCGCAGTGCCTGTTGTTAAGTAGTACGCCTCAGTTGGTCCTGGGCTATCATACATAAAATTCCCAACACTACTGCGTACTATCAATGTAAGCGCATCGCCAGATAAGTATACGCTGCTAAATTTAGTATACGATGAAACATCTGGTAATATTGGCACAGGATCTTGTGCCCAGGTTTCTCCTGTTTTAGTAAAGGATCGTACTATACCTGTGTTGTCATCACCGACCGCGATATTGCTACCTGATACAATTCTGTCACCTGAGTTACTCATACTGTTGTATGTAAATATATTACCGTCAGGCGAAGTTATATCAGCTTGCTGCGTCCAGGTTGCGTCTGATCGAGTGAATAAGTTAAGCGCAGTAGAAGTAAAGTCCCGTGAGATTAAGGTATTTCCATCACCCGATAACTGGAGCCCGCCACCGAAATAAACATACGGGTCCGTGCCGTCGCTTATCTTGGCCTGGAAGTTGTATGTGTGAGGCCAGGAGAAACTGCCATCTACAGCTCTGTTTCGTGTATAGATATATATGGCACCAGCGGTGGAGTCGTCGGCAGTGGCACCGATGGCGAGGGTACTTGCATCATTAGAGATCTTAACATCAGATCCATACCGGGCTCCGGCTTCTTGTTGGCCTATAGTAGAAGCCAGCAGTTTGATCTGATTGCTAAATCCCTGGCCATGGGCGGCACGTTGATAAACATAAACAGCACCAGCATCAGCGCCAGCTGCATCTTCCCACTGGGCACCGGCTATTAGAGTGTTACCATCACCAGATATACTGACTGTGCTGCCAAACTGATCACCATCCTGTTTATCACTGGCTTGTAGATACTGCGTCAGTGACCAGGATGTACCATTTCTGCTATAAACATAAGCGGCGCCCGCGTTGGCAGGAGTCTCTCTTTGCCTTCTACTGCCTACAACAATGGTATTGCCATCATCAGAGATTGCGCAACTATATCCGTAGATATCACGGTCGCCTGACAGGTTGCCACTACCCTGATATGTAGCCTGTATTGCCCAGCTTGAGCCTGTCCTAGCAAGGAACCATGCCTTTCCTGCATAATCTGCCGTGGTAGTCTGATATGCGTTAGTATAGACAGCAGTGTTGCCGTCGCCTGAAATAGCAAATGTTTCTTTAAGTGGGCCCACTGTGGTAGGCTGAATTAAAGTGCCTTCTTGTATGTAAATAGGATCCGGTAGAGGTTCTGGAGCTACCGTCGACCACATAGACTCACCCCAACTGTATGTACCTGAATGTACGCCATGAGTATTATTGTTAGCAGACAATTCATAAGTAGTAGCATCCATAGTCTGCGCTGTTACTGCATTAGTTAGCGTTGCACCGGTGGTGCCAGGAGCATATCTAAATGCATTATTATTCAGAATTAGACCTGACCCGCCAGCATAGTCGTTTGTACCATTTTCAGTAGTGTAAAAACTACAGTTGTTTAACACAGACGTGTTAACTTGACTATTGTCATACTGTAAAGCCCAGTTACCATTCGCATTGGTTTCTTGAAACACACAGTTGTAAAAGTCACCTTGGCTGTATGCCGTCGAACCGTTAAACATGCCTACAGAATAAGAGTTTGATTTTCCATTGTTGTTTCTTTTTAGAATTGCGCCATACACTGCGCTATTAGTGTTTTGTAAGTTTACCATAGCGGCATCACGTTGAGCAGTGGTAGCCGTCCACTGAAATACCACCTGTCCAGCTGCACAAAAGAAAGTTCTAGGTAAATTGCCATCGCTGAACCCAGCAGTAGTAAATTGTGGTACCTGTGGGCCTACTGTAACTGGTGTAAGATCATAAACGCCTGGCTTGATCACATACATTACAGCAGTGCCGATGGCAGCAGTCTGAGATTGAGCATAACTTAATGTCTGATAAGCAGTAGCATCAGTGTCTCCATTATTACTGTCGGACCCATTGGTGATATCAATATACTTTTTATCACCTGAAAATGAATTGATAAAGCTAGTAGCCACCGAGCCAAAATTTGGGACAAACGGGATAACCGGATCTAAGAAACGTTTTAGTGTTTTACCTGCTAGAATTTTACCTGAAAATGATGTAATACGTGGCATATATTTCGCCTTACACCGAACCGAATGCTGTTACAGTTCCGAGAACCGTCCAAGCACCAGCAAACCTAATAAGGGTAAAACTAGCAATATCAGTAGCACTCGGAGTTGACGTAGGAGCTGATGCGCCTTGCCATAAAATTGTCTGAGCCGCACCATCAATCTGAACGGCAGTGGGTAAATACCCCGTGGCTCCTTGACTAATAATTAGTGCCGCAGAGAGAGTTCTATCATCAGTAGTCGGCACATTAGTAAAGTTAGCAGTGAAATCAGCAGCTACCGAACTATGTATAAACAACGATCTAGAAGTGATGTCATGAGTAACTACACCGGTTGCACCAGTTAATGTTGTTGCTATTTCCGTAGTTGAACCAAAAGTTGTTAAAGCAGTAAATGATGTAGTAGCAGCAGGAGGTGTATATGTAAACACACCAGTTGAGTTATCATAAGCAACAGCACCGTCACCTGATGCAGGTGCAGCGGCGCCTACTGAGATATCAGTTAGTGCTATTCCTCCGCCACTGCCGATCTCAGTATAATTAGTACCGTCGTTTGTAAATGCCCAATAACCTTCGCTTTCGTCCCAAATTAACGCAACATCAGCAGCTGAGCCTCTGTTAACGCTTATACCAGCATCTTCAGTTGGAGTGCCGGATGCATCTCTGTTCAATTCGATAATGTTGTCTGCTAAACTTGTAATCTGCGAGTTAACAATAGTTTGTGTGCCACTGATTGTGACGTTGCCGTTAAACACTGCGTCATCGCTGTATGTTTTAGCACCTGCGATAGTTTGTGGACCACTGGTTCGGACCACTGTGCTGTCTGCTGTCAGGACGCCTGCACTGACGGACACACCATCGCTGCCGGTGAGATATGATGTACCATCAACATATGCTTTTACTGACTGTTGAGATGGCAATCTAGTAGCACTATTGGAAGAAAAGTTATCTTCGTCAATGAGTGCCGCGGTAATTCTTGCATCTGCTCTAGCATTTGTAAAGTATAGATTGCTTGACCCTTCACTCAATTCATCAGTGTCTGCTGCTCCAGCAGTAATACTAGCAGTAGTAACAGCGGTCACTCTACCTTTCGCATCTACTGTGACAACAGGAATAGCCGTAGAGCTACCATAACTAGCAGCGGTGACACCTGAATCAGGAGTTGATATTGTAACCGAGTCTGTGCCTACTGCAACATCAATTTGATTCGATGTGCCGTTGACTGTAAGAGGAGTATCAGTTCCTACAACAATGGTAAAAGTATTAGTACCGTCACTAACAGTCCAACCCGCTGTTGAGTTACTTAGGTCAGCCCTAGCAAATTCTATTCCACCACTAGTAGATCCGTCATGCAAATGCAATGACTTATTAGTAGTGTTTACTGTCAGTTCACCTTCTGCTCCAGTGAACGAAGACATATCTGAATTGGAACCACGTCTTAACTGTAGTTGCGTAGGCATTCTAGGTCAACCCTCCGAGATCTTCAATTTGAATAGAACCACTTGGAGTATCTAGCGCGTCAAAACTTTGACTTGTTGCTTGACCAAAAGCATCAACCGATAACGCACTGAGATCTCCATAATCTCCTATAGGGAAAACTAGATTGGGATCACTCGCAGAAAAGTTAGCAATAGTCTGGATTGCTCCAGACGAATCTCGCATGTACACTGTTTTGTCAGGTATATTTACCGCAATTTCGCCTATCGCAAGATCTGATGTACTAGGCGCTGAGTTTGCAGTGTTACTTCTTTTTGGCTTTATTATGTTCGACATCTGCTTCTACAAACTCGCTTTGTTGTGGTTCTACTTGCGCGTTGTCATACTCTGCCAATTTCTCATTTGCAATTGCAAGTTTAGATTTAAGCAGAATATTCTCTAAGTTTAAATCATTCATTTGAGATGCGAGTGCATTCACATAAGTATTTATTAATTTCTCATCCATTTCATTATCTCAAAATTGAGAGGACTGTATTGTCCTCTCTTCATAATTTTATTTATACTAATTATATTAGTAGGTTCCGCCATCAATCGTAGCCGCATTAATTGTTTTAGCAGTGTTGCTAGTCAAGAATGTGCCTACTCTCGTATCTGTGTAATACAGATTAGTAGAACCTTCGCTAATGTCATCAGTATCATGATTTGATACATCGGAAACTGTGCCTGTAACGTTACCTGTAACGTTACCTGTAACATTGCCTGTTAAGTTGCCTTCAAATGCAGCGACAAGTGTAGCGACAGTGTACCCTGTTCCTGATTTATTTACTGTTGTGCCTGGAACTGCTTGCAGTGATTTAAATAAATGCCACTTATCATCAGATGCATCTCTGAATAAACCAGAGTACAAATCTAGTGATCCAGATGTGTCGTAAAGTCCATAGAAACCTATGTCAACAGCATCAGATGAATCGTTGCCAGTTGCTAATGAAAACAGCGGATCATTTACTGCTAAGTTTGTAGTATCAACAGTAGTTGTTGATCCACTTACTGTAAGATTTCCTGATACTGTCAAGTTACCTGATACAGTTGGGTTAGTTGCAAGACCTACTGTCATTGTATCAGTAGCACTTACAACAACATCGATTTCATTTGTTGTGCCACTTACTGTTAGCGTATCACCGCCTGCAACAGACTGTGTGTTGGAACCGTCTGACAAAGTAAATGCAGTGCTGATAGCCGCAGTAGAAACCGCAGTTACAAGACCTTTAGCATTTACAGTAACAACAGGAATAGCAGTTGTGCTACCGAAGTTACCTACGTTTGAGTTTACAGTAGCCAGTGTACCAGTACCCGTTACGCCGGCAGTACCATCAAAAGATGCTGATGTATATGCTAGGTCGCCCGTAATGGCAATAGTTCTACCAGTTGCCAATGCAGTTGCAGTGTCGGCATTACCTGTAAGGTCACCAGTTACATCGCCAGTTACGTTACCTGTTACATTACCTGTAAGGTCGCCAGTTACGTCACCAGTTACATTACCTGTAATGTTACCAGTGATATCGCCGATTAAATCGCCAGTTACGTTACCTGTGATATTACCCGTTACGTTACCAGTAAGGTCACCTGTAAGGTCACCAGTTACATCGCCAGTTACGTTACCTGTAAGATCAGCTGTAATTGTTCCTGCAGAGAAATCTCCACTTGCGTCTCTCTTAACAAGCTGTAAAGCTGTGTTAGAGGAAGAGGCACCGTCTACAATATCGGTGTAATACTTACCACCAATAGCATGAATAGCAGCACCGCCGCTGTTTGTCGATTCGATGTAGAGTTTAGAGCCTACACCATCATTTGCGGTATCCATTGCATATGCAAGTTCACCTACTGCTAAGTCTGACGTAGTAGGGGCTGTTGCAGCAGACCCACGTTTAATTTGAATGGTCGAAGCCATTGTTCTCTCCTAAGTTTATTGAATTTATTATGACCCGAATGTTCCACCGTCTAACGTTGCGCCTGCATCCAATGTAGCTTGAATTGCAGTAGCTACTGCGGAACTAGTTCCGACTGATTCATCGACCTTAGTTTGCAGTGATACGGATTCCCATTTCTCAGTCTCAGCATTATAAACTAGAGTTTCCCCTGTAGCAATTACGCCATCTTCACCCTTATCTAAATTTCCTATATTGTCTTCTAACTTCGCAATTTTAATCTTGGAAGCGGCTGTTGTAGTAGCGATGATTGTACTGCCGCCGACAGAAACTCTCGCTGAATTGCTACCACCTGTAACTCGTACTTGTACTTCATTAGCCATGTTATTTCGCTACCTCTTGCTTCTGAATTACTTTGTTGCTTCTGGGGTAACTGTTACGATACCTTCAATTACTCTAAGCGTTTCAGAGTCTGCAATTGAGACTACTTCTAAATCATACACATACCTACCTGCCTTCAATGTACTGGTCTGTGTTGCAGTTAAAGATAGCGTTATTACGCCTCCAGTAACATCAGTTTTTACTGCTGTAAATGCAGTATAAGTATTAGTGTAATAACTTTTACGAATGTGTGCAGTGGGTGTGTAGTTGGTCAGGTCTTTAGCTGTTCCATCTGGATTTGTCATGTTTACCACAATAGAAAACGTGGTACCCTGATCGATTAGCAAATTGTTGATAGTAGCCATACCGCACCCTTAAAGTTTATATTATTTATAATAACACGAAACTTATGAAAACTATACTCACCCTGAAATATGGGAACAAGTACAGCGCGTCTGATGTAAACACTATTTATGACGCTACTGAGGGCGCATATAACTATGTTTGCTTGACTGACGATCCTATAGGACTTTACAGTGACATAAAAACAGTGCCCGTCGATGCTGAGTATGGTCATTGGAACAAGGTTCTAATGCTAGGTCTAAAGGATCTAGGTGACGTACTGTACTTAGATTTAGATGTCCATTTACAGCAATCAATTGTTGACATCTGGAAGCATTGTCAGTATACTGCGTCTGTCGCTTTCACATACTGGAAATCAGATACTTTTCCGACTAAGCGTTTAGAGTCTAATCCAGACCCTATGATGAGCTATCTCGGAAACTACAATTCAAGCGTTATGCTATGGCGAAGTGGTCACTGCAATCACATAGTAGATAAATTTGTAGCAGATGAAGATTACTACATGGTTAAGTATTGCGGTGGCGATGATCGATTTCTTTGGCATGAATGCGAGTTGAATGCATTGCCTAAAGGATTGATATACTCATACGTCTATGGCGCAGACTATATATATGATAACAAATCATTTGAATACCGACCTGACTATATGATCGCCTTGTTGAATGGGATTGATCGACACAAAAATGTGAGACAACGATACTATGATGCACTTTCTGTGCATGAAATGGGGTGATAAGTATTCCCCTGATTATGTAAACAATCTTTACCACATGGTCAATAGAAATTATAGTAAGAGATTTAAATTCTTTTGCTATACTGACGATGCCTCTGGATTAGAGAAAGGAATACAAGTCAGAGCGATTCCTGACATAAAGCCATTGCATCCCAAGCACTGGTTTGGCAGAGAAAATTACTGCTGGGACAGAGCAAAGTTTCTACTGTTCAATTCTCACTACTGGCTAAAAACGAAAGGACCCTTTTGCTACTTTGATTTAGACGTTGTTATTCAAAATAACATCGATGACTTTTTCGAGTTAGCAACCGCTGGTCCGCATATGGTTTACAGTAACTGGGATGACCCAGCAAATCTGAATCATAGAGCATTTAAAAATATCAAAGGCACTCCTTATAATTCTAGCGTCATGCTATGGAATAGTGATCAGTGTGAAAAAATATACAATGATGTAATTAAGAATACAGATGTTGTATTTAAAACATTCTTCAAAGGATCTGATAATTATCACTACTGGCGTGAAGAACACGTTGTGGGTAAAAACTTTTGGAAGTTTCTATCTGATGATTCTGTCTACTCTTACAATAGGGGTAGAAAATTCCCTGAAGATATTGAAGAACATCTGTACAGAGAAGATGCGCAAATATGTCTGTTCAACACAGACTTAGTTCCAGGTGATCGCGTACAATACAAGCCGCACGAATTGCAGAAAGACTATGACTTGCTGATTCACTGGCATGGTAAAGATGACTTTGAAAGATTGTGGTTACCTAAGCTGCCTGAAAACTTCTTTGACTATACTACAAAAGACCTAAAAATAATTCAAGACATGGTTGATAGAGAAGACCATGTACAAATAGCAGATAAGTTTTTATCTGAGTTCCCTAGATTCACGCGAGAATGGGGTAGATATCACAAAGACTACGACAAGATGAAAAACTGGTTGCAGTTTGAATGGTTGAAAGAACGAGCGATCACAGACCGGTATTTGAATTATGAAGCACATCAACTCATAAAAGAAAACTATGATTCTGGTGATCTTGTTTCTATGCATAAAACATTTGTCGATGCGTTTCCAGAAGATACTACTATCAAAGAAGCTGATCAGAGTATGCTATGGAACATGTCATACGAAGAGATCTGTGAGACCTTCGATACACTGTATGCATATCAACGACAAGATTGGCTAATGCAACAGTACAAAGAGAACGGACCGTCTGTTTTCTTTTGGCATGCGACTTATAATGAGCTTGCTGAGTTGTACAAAAAATACTACTTCCACAATCTGACTGAGTTGTTTTACGATGAAAGATACGAAGAAGTATTTGAGAGACTCTACAACATCATGCCTAGAGAAGAGTTGCTGCGTGTTCTGAATCAACAGGGCGATGATAATACGCTGTTTAAATATTTTCAGAGTTACGGCGAAGAGTTTAGCGACTTGTACAAAGGGCTGTATGATGAGAAGCCTGACGGTGCAATCATACAAATGTCTACTGCTAGAAATGATACGGGCAACGAATTCAACGATATCTTTATTGATGGGCAAGAAATGTCTGCAAAGAAACTCGGTGAGATATTTGATGGGTACGATGTAAATTGGATTACACTCTCATGCGAAATAGCAGAGCCTGTATTGTGCGACAATTTTACAGAGGTGTGTGAGTTCTTTAATAAGCGAAACATCCCTATAACTCTGCAAACTAGATTAAAAAATCTAGTATTAGATGTTGATGTCGCTGAAATAGTTTACCTCCCACCTGAAGAAATATCTGAAGAAGAACAGTCTGTGCAGGACACGATTGATAACAACAAGCCCGTCGATTTAGAAACTCTGCGTAAGTTCTATCACACTATAGAGACTCGCAATAGAAGAACAAAAGCAAAAGACAAAGATCCTGTTTGGTGCGATGCAAGAAAGAGTTCATACTTCTACATAAACTCTGCGGGCAATACTTTCCCATGTGCATTCATTGCAAGAGATGTCACCGAAAACAAATTATTTCCGTATCATCCTATTGACTACCCTTTCAATATGCAGTATAATGATAGTACAAAGTTTCCTATTGAAGAGATAATATATAATAGCGATATGCAAAACATAAGTGAACATTTAAAGAGAAATCCTTTGCCTATATGCAAGAAGAAGTGTGGAGATTGTAATGCGTCGTGTTAATTATGTTTGCTCTAAGTGGGGTACGAAATACGGTCCGCATTTTGTGAACCGACTTAAAAATATGGCATTCAGAAATACTTCATCTGAGTTTGAAGCGCATTTCTATTGCTATACCGATAATGCAGAGGGTTTAGATGCCGACATCAATGTTATCGATTTTCCTGATATTCCTAATATCCATCCTAAGTATTGGTTTGGTGCTGAAGATTTTAAGTATGGTATGGCTCGTTGTTGGGACAGGCCTAAGACTTTTGTTTTCAACACTCACAATTTTGCTCATGACAAGCCTACTGGTCGTTTTGTTTTTTTCGATCTCGATGTTATCATCCAACGCGACCTTACTCCTATTATAACATATAACTTGGAGCGACCTACTAAGATGAAGTCTTGGTGGCAAGATCCTAGACCAATGAATACGAGACGATTTAAACTTTCCCATGGTGCGTATACTAATGGTAGTTGCCAAGTCTGGAGTGACGATCAATGCGAACCTATTTGGAATGATGTATTAGAAAATCAAGAAAAGATATGGTTCACATTTACTGATGGTACCGACAATTATCATAGTTGGCGTTGGGGTAGATATGGCGCAGATCTCTGGGATCACTTTCCCAGCTGGATGGCATACTCTTACAATCGAGGCAGGTCGTGGGACGAAGATGATTTGAATGTAGGTATCTACAGGGACAATTGCATCGTATGTGTGTTCAATGTTGACTTACTTCCGTTTGAAGATGAAAGCAGAGGTAGCACGAAACAAGATGAATTGGTAGATCCAAATTTACTGGCACATTGGAAATGAACGAAATACGAGTTTGGAATAATCGAAACTGGCTTTGGCCTGTAGAAGATTATTTCTGCTGGAGAGACAACACACATTTCCATGCTACAATGCCGTATGATATTATTGATACGATAGGCAATGTTTCAACAGTAGTCCACGCAGGAGGTAACTGCGGCATCTATACGTCAATGTATGCATCGCTTGCAAATGAAGTTATAACATTTGAGCCAGAGCTAAACAATTTTAAATGCCTGTTGCATAATGTGTATGAAGAGAATGTGATAATGCATAACGCAGCATTGGGTGATAAGACTACTGGTGTTAGTATTTCAATAGATCCAATAAACGCTGGCGCATCTTATGTAATAGGAGAGGGGCTTATACCTCAAGTTAGACTAGATGATTATAACTATGCTCCCGACTTGTTGCATTTAGATGTAGAAGGGTACGAAGAGTATGCATTGTTAGGCGCACTTGAAACTATAGAAGAACATCGACCTGCCATTGTGCTTGAAAGAGGCAATGGTGAAGATATAATTTACGATTTAGGATATAAGAGCGTGAAAAAATTCGGTCTAGACTGGCTTTACATATGAACATTTATACTGTGAAATGGGGCAGCAAATATGTTGCTTCTCATGTAAATCAGTTACTGGATAGCTGTAAGCAGCATCTGAGTTGCCCTTTTCAATTTCATTGCATCACTGAAGATGGTGAAGGATTGTCAGAAGAAATAAATGTTATTCCCATTCCAGAGAACAATCGTATGGAAAAGTGGTGGAATAAAATGTATCTGTTTGATGATTTGATTGTCACTCAGAAAGGTGAAAAAATGTTCTTTGACTTGGATGTAATCATACAGAAAAATATTGATGTGATTGCAGAATGGGAAACGGGTGACTGCTTGACATTCGTTAAGACATGGTGGCATGACTTGGATGATTCGTATGAAAACACTCGCCACATCCCGCATAAATATACAGACTTAAACTCTAGTGTTCTACGTTGGAATGATTCACTTGATACTAGGGCAATCAAAGAATACTTTTTAAAGTATAAGAAGCAAATTTTATGGTATTATCGTGGGCTTGACAATTTCTTTTATAATAGAAGAGTAGTAAAGCAGAAACTGTTTCCAATAGGTTGGGTGTATAGTTTCAATCAGGGCTTCTTGTTTCCGCAAGATACCGAAAAACATGTCTATAGGGAATTGCCCTATATTTGTATTTTTGACTCAATGGGAAAAAGTGAAGATGTCAAATTCTAAGTTGAACAGTAACTTTCTGAATAACTATAAAAACTGGGGTGAAGCGATGCATGTGATCGAAAGACGCATGCCGCACAAGCTGACAGATTTTCGTGAATCATTGTCTAATAATAACGTCGAAGCGAGTATATGGCTCGTTGAAGAACTGAAAGAATATCTTGAGGAGCATTATCTAAAGACAGGTAACTTGCGTGTACTGATATTGAATTCTTGGCTCGGCATTCCAATGGTACCATTGTTGTGTGAGAATCTAGATATTTCACAGTTGCATTTGGTTGATATAGACGAAGAGGCAATTGAACTATCTAAGATTTTTCACAAGTACTACGCGCAAGAAAAGTTCATCAAGACTAGGCATCACAACCTAGACATCCCGTTTGAATTTGACAATCTAAACAAGATTGAAGTTGATGTTGTAGTGTGCGTTCAGACTGAACAGATGTATCCTCTCAAAGATCTACGAACAAAGAATCCGCATGCTGTGTTCGCATTGCAAAATAGCAATGTCGTAGAAGAGATGTATGGCATAAATTGTGTTGATTCAATCGATGCACTTAAAGATCAGATTGGATTGGATGAGGTGAACTACGAAGGCTCTAGACCGCAAAACTATTATGCTTGGGACGGTAAGAAAGAGTTTGAAAGGTATATGATTATCGGTCAACGAGACGGGCTGCTTTAACAACCCCCTATATCTTCCACCATCATTTCCCACATATCTTTGTCAGGAATGACCATACCAAAAGTGTGTCTAGGTGAATCAGATCCTGCGCAGTGCCAATAATGCAAATCTTCTGATTCATGCTTGCCGCCATAGTAGCCTACTTTAGCTGACCATCCAGGTGTATCATGTAATGTGATAATTTCATCTTCTCGTTTGTCATAATATTTAAACCAACCTTTGCCTCGTGGATTATAGTTGATTAGAATATTGTAACCTGGGCAATCCCAGTTGTTATGCCATCCCATGTAATCGCTTGGCATGTAGAATACATGTACAGCACTAAACTTAGCACCTAGAAACTTTACGAGTGCGTCATTAATTTCACTTGACTTTTTTCTGTGTTCGGCAGGTATATCTGGTCCCGCTTGCAAGTCTCGTATTTTAGATAACTCAGGGGGACCTTTATGTGATGCATCACTCATAACTTCTTGCAAGTATTTTCTTGCTGATGCAGTCTCTGAGTTGTGTGCTATCCAGTCTCCGTTCTTATGTACTGGTAGATTCTCATAGTCCGTATCAAAGAACCATTGCATATATGGTTCTAAGATCTCAATTAATTCTGGATTAATTTTTTCTAATATCTTCATTACGTTCTAAATCACTTTTAGGTATCGTGTAATGAAAAATCACACGTTCAGTATCTTCTAACTCTTTGTCAAAATACCCTATAACAAAATTCCATCTTGCATCAGGCTTAGGAAACTCACCTACATTTATAATGTCTTTATACTCTGTCTTGTTCAACAGATACCACATTGAGAATGTATCCCAGCGTCTAACTTCCCACGGATAAGGATCAGAGTTCCAATCAGGTTCGAGTTGTTTCATATACTGCTCGTACCAAGCATCCATTAATTTAAAAGTATGTTCATTACTCTTATAAACAAAAAGACCACAGTGCCAAATCATTTCTTCGGTATCAGAAAGTTTAGTAATCTTAGCGTTGTATGGGCGATTGCGCGTGAAGACTATATCGTGGTCATCACAGAAATCAAACACGTCCGCAATATCTTCTGATTCAATTATTGTGTCCGCGTCTATGTATAAGGTTCTATCGTATGGAGTTTTTGATAGTGCCCATAGTTTTGCTCTGATATTTTTCGGCACATCTTCTGTAATGATTGTGTCGAATATCTCATAGTCTTCTTCTTCAACCCACCATTCGTGCGTTGCTAAAGTTATCTTTGCTTCAGGATAAAAGTCTAACAGAGACTCGGCAGACTTCTTTGCTGCGTAGTAGTAAGATTTGTTTACTGAAGCGACATAGATGTAGCCGTTATTCAACATCTGCGGCATACTCTGATTGCATCAGAATAGTAGCATATGCTTGTGCCTCAATAGGAGACTTGGCTTTTCGGATAAGTTTTTTGAGTTCTTTGTTCTTGGACTTCTTGACTAAATCAATTTCAAAGATCTCTAGCTTCATGTTGAAAAGAATCTCTTGCTTTTGACGTTGGAACTTTTGTTCTTCTTGTTCTCTTCGCCTGGCTTGCTGCTTCTTTTGACCATCTTTATGGATCTGAGTTCTTTGATCTAAGCCCTCGATACCAAATTGTTCAACGATAGCATCATAGTCTTGATTGACTCCGCCTTCACTTTCAGGTCCAGCAATAACATGCGCTACTGAATACTCGCCATTGCCTTGCAGCATTTCACATACAAGATGTCTTCTCTTTTTATCCTGCCAGATAGGATTTCTATATTTTTCCATAATATAACTCCACTTGTTTTATAATTATACAATTATTTATGCGATTCGTAGGAACAGTTTCTTAGACTCTTGTGTTGAGGATGTCGCCTGAACAGTGGCACCTACATAAGTGCCAGTGAAACTTTGCGAGTAGGTGCCCGCGTATGCTTGGTTATATGTTCCAGCATAGGCACCTGAATATGCAGCAGTATATGATCCGGTAAATGCACCGGTATATGATCCCGAATATGTTCCAGCATATGCACCCGAAAAGTTCTGACTATAGCTACCAGAGTATGTACCGGCATAAGCACCAGCATAGGTGCCTGCATATGCACCAGTGAAATACCCGCCGACTGATCCCCCGTAGAATAGAGTGTACGCACCAGAATATGAACCAGTGTAGTAGCCAGTATAATAGCCTGTGTACGAACCAGTAAAGTATCCAGTATACGCACCGGTATAATAACCAGTATACGCGCCTGTAAATCCTTGTGAATAGGTTCCTGCATATGCTCGGTTATATGTTCCAATATATGAGCCTGTGTATGCAGCAGTATACGAGCCAGTGAAAGCGCCGGTGTATCCACCAGTGTAAGTTACATCAGTTATAGTTTTTAATTGGTCTGTAAGAGTCTCACCTTTCTGCTGCCAAGTTCCTGTACCTGGAGCGGAAGATACTACTTCATAAGTACCAATATTATTTGAAATAATCCTATTTCTAAATCTATTTGTCAATGATTGTAGTTCAGCATCAGTTGCCTCTACTACACCATCATCAGCAAATTTAATAAGAGTTCTGTTTGTTGCGGATGAGGGCACTGTTGTTGCAGCGGTCTTTTGCCAAAGATACTTTGTTACAGTTGTTCCATCTGTTTGAGTATCATCAACTTGCCCACGATTTACCCATGTGCCCCCTGCAGGAGCCGTTGCCGCTAACCAATATTGTCCAGCAGTATTCGCATCATCGGTTATCATTGCATCGATTAGTTCATCTATAATCTCTGAGTCGATCTCACTGTCCGTAGACTCTGCTACCTCACCGTTACTGTTTATTCTAAGCGGTGTGAATGTTTTATTGTCTGTAGCAGTACTATCGTTTTGACCAAAAGTATATACTTCTGTAGTTGTTGTGCCTACTGCTGGGTGATCTCCTACATTCTCTACTCTGACCCTATTAGTAAATGTGCCAATACTAGAAAAATTCGTAGTTAGAGATCCGTCTGCTGAAGTCACTTCAATTGAACCGACACCAGCAGTTCCTGCAAATGCAGTCGTGATTATATTTGCGGTATAATCTTTTAGTTCGGACGCAGATAGCTCTTGTAATCCTTCGATAGTATCACCTGAAGTGATATCCGCTGTCTTTATTTTTAAGGGACCAGCCATTTTTTAACCTTTTAGTTTAAGAGTGTGCCACTTGAATCATATACTGCTAATGGTCTATGCACACGCCAATCAGTAGCATCTTTACAAGAAAGTGTGTAAGAAGTATTTGCTGGCAACGTGATTGCTGCATTAGCTGAACCACCGTTAATAGTATCCGAAGAATTTGGATACAGTTTACAGTCAGTTGCCGTAGAGTTAAATACAGTTACCGTTCTTCCTGCTACTGCAACCGGAAGTTTGACACCTGTAGTATCTGCTGATACTGTGGTTACTACAGTAATAGTTTCAGCTATTTGAGTAGCGTCACCTTGAGAAGATCCCGCTGAACTTAGTGCGGGTGTCACACCGCTTTGCTCAAAGCCGCCTACAGTCAAATCGCCACTAGTTGTAACCGAAGTTACATCTAAATCAGTAAGATCTGCTGTGATTTGCTCCCAAGAAGTTGCACCAGTAGCAATTGCGTCAAACACATTACCCGGTCTGAGTACTACGGGAGCGTTTAATGAGCCACCATCGATTGATTCGCTTGTTGCGGGATATATTTTAATATCATTGGCAGTTGAATTATACACCGTCACTTTAAGGCCTGCTGCTGCATCTGGGAGCTTGACTCCTTGGTTAGCTGATGCAGATTGAACTAAGTTGTAAGTCTTAGTCAGAGCAGTTGCGTCGCCTTGTACGGTACCAGCGGCAGTTACAGATGCATTCATTCCTGCAACGAAATTGCCCGTATATGTAACGGCACCCACACTAATGTCATCAGACGCTTCATACTTATCGGTATTTAAGTTGGTAAAGTTATTGTCTACTTCTGTGTTAGTAAGTGGACTGCCTTTACCTGCTCTTGTAGTTAAGGTTGACATTTATTTTTTCCTAATTTTTCTCTATTAAAAATTTGAGTGCTTCTTTTATTGCAGTTAGTTCAGATTTCAAACTATTTATATCGGATGAAATCTCGTCTACGCGCTTAGCCTGCTTTTTTTTCATCTTATACTGTTTAAGGCCTTCGTCATCGTTACTAATAAACACACCGCCACCTTGTTGTTGATATTTATGTTCTATACTCATACTTATGCCTGTAATGCAATTCCTCGTAGGTTCTTAACTGCAGGAACCGAAGAAGAGTTTGAAGATTTCAATACAATCTTAATTGCAAAATCATTAAATCTAGTGTAAGTAATAGTAGATACTGCCGCTGTAGCTGTTGCACTTGTGCCACCACCTCCAGTTAATGTTATAGTAGGAGCACTTGCATATCCTCTACCAGGATCAGTTACTATTATACCTGTGACAGCACCACCTGAAATCTGAGCAACGCCTGTTGCCTGTTTCCAAGCACCTCCACCAGAGAACGTTACAGTAGGAGCACTTGTGTATCCTGAACCACCAGCAGTAATTGTTGTACTACTTACACGCTTAATAATGTATTCTAATACATCATTGTCAGAACCACCAAGTCCTACATTATTAGATCCTCGCAACGGAAGAGTGTAGACCGTTTCTACAAACTTATTCGGAGATGATACTGCGTCAGATGATGTTGCCATCTGTACCCAATACAAATCATCTCTAAATTTCGCGTCATCTTCTGTTGCTCTGAATTTCGCGTAGACTTCAATGCTACCTTCTACCGGTATACGTTGATCTAAGTACACGCGCATATCTTCAGATTGATTCTCTTTGTTTAATTGTACAATCTTAGAGATGTACTTACAAGTAGCATCACCACTATTTCTATCATCTTCATTTGTAGAATCATTGTTAATAACATTGGCTTCTAGTTGATATGTCGCTCTTGACAAGTCAATTACCGGTGATATAAAGTTGTTTGGTGATGTAAAGATCGCCTCAGTTTTAAAAGATTTAGCTTGCCCAGTTAACCCAGTTATTTCATTTGATCTAGAGAAAACTGCATACTCTGAGGGAGTGAATGCTTCTTCTGCTCTACCAATCTTAGTTTCTACAGTACCAGCTGCCGATGCTGCTGACCCTGTGCCGTAAAAACTGTAGTCTAATCTGCTGTTAGCAGGAGTCAAGTCTGTGAAGTTGTGGGCGATTCTATTGTATGTCTTATTGTTGATCGTGTCGATTGTTGCCTGAGAAGACCCAGTACCAACAACATCACCAACAGCAAATGACCCAGAATCAATATCTACCGTACAAGTTGTAAACTTATTCTTAAATTCAACCACACTCGCAGTGTTTGTAGTGATATTGAATGTAGCACCAGTACCACTACCATCTGTAGACGCCTGTGCAACGGCTGAACCATTTGCAGTGTAGTTTGTTCCCATCAATCCAGCTTTCACCCCGGTAATTGCACCTGAGTTTACAGTGGTAACAATCAAAGTTGCCCCTGTGCCGTTACCGAAAGAATTCAAAGTAACGACATCATCTACGACATATCCTGAACCACCGCCCGCTATCGTAACATCAAACTGGTGAATAGCATCAATGTTGCTAAAGAATCCAGTTGTGAAGTCTTTCAAAGTCCAGTAATCAAAGTCTTCGTTATTGAAGACAGCTTTCCCGCCGAGTTTACTGAAACTAGCTCTCTTTAAACTGTACTTAACATCTTCTGCTTGAATCGCGTTCCAAGTTCTATTGTTTGAAGATACAAACAAAACACCCACTGAAGAATCTCCTGCCTGTATGCGTTCTGTTGTTCCTAACTGATTCTGTCCTAATTCTGATACCCATGCTTCATATCCTGGGTCATTCGCTTGGGGCATCAACACAAAGCAATACTCTTTACCAGATCCTAAATACACTGGAGAGTCAAACGTGAACGTTGTTGCCGTTGTTGCATCTTCTGAAATGTTTACATTAGCAGCCGTCTTGAATACAGAACCGTATGGTACGATGCTGCTTCCAGGATATCCGTTAACGACTTCTCTTATTTGTAGAGTTATGCCATTAGTAGCAGATTTTGTCTTAAAGAAGACATCAATGCTGCTTGCAAATATACCATGTCCATTCGTAATGTTGAATGTCTGTGCGAGTGGGTCTGCGCCGGTCATACCGATATCACCAATTCCAATATTGAGTTGGAAGTCTGTCCAATCAAAAACAAAATCGTCCGGAAGCGTAAAGCCCGCATCCTCTGCTTCTGTTACCACCTCTACCGGCACCTCAGTAGTGGGCGGGTCAACGGGATCTGGAGTAACCGGGGGTTGCTCTGCTGCCGGCGCAACTGCGACTGGGGCACCGGGTATAGTTTCAAGCGATTCGTTAATCGTATTAGCCGTAGTGTTGGTAGTTTGATTGAGTGAAGCATTTAACCTTACACCTGTCGTAACCGATCCAACTACTCGCGAGGGCGGATTTGCTGCTTGAAAGCCCATTGTAATATTTGGTCTAACAGTACTCAAGTTGAGCCTGGAAGATTCAATTGTTGTATTTACAAATGAGGAATATTCAGACGCAGCAGATGATGTCACAAAACCATTTCTATTTTTAATATCATTACTGAGTACAATTAACTTATTGCCTACGCGATATCTGTTAGGTGGTATGCGGATCTGCGCTACTATTCTACCAGTAGAATCAGACTCTACATAGCCATTTGTCCAAACACCTGCGCTTGTAACTGCACTGTAAGAGCGTCTCTTCTGTGCTGCCGTGAGACCATCAAAGAATGCTGTTGGAATCTGTCTGACTTTCGCCGCAGTTGTTCCTGTGATTCTATCGCCTTCAAGCGCACCATCAAAAAATACATAAAATCTTGTGTTAGGCATTAACCGAGTAGCTTCAACAAAGATAGTTCGCTGTCTGATAAACTCGCTGAATGAAATGTCCCTGACTGCTGTGAATGAACCTTCTTCAAAGTCAGATAAGTTAGCGTTTGTATTTACACCAAGAATTTCCGTAAACTGCGAAATGTCTCTACTGGTAACAGTCAATTCACTGTCTATCGTTGTGGTAGTAGTATCAACATATTCGATATCTGTGGTTCGTAATACAGTGTCTGCCGTAGACTGACCATCTCTCAATGTCTGTGTTTCTGCTTCAACTTCCTGTGTAACAAAAGTAGACGAGGAACTAGATGTTGAAGTATCACTCTGAGTTGTATCAGATGCGCTACCCATTGTGATAGTGGATCTAGTTACACCTGCTGTTCCTAAGTTATCAAATGCATTTACTAGCGCAGTAGCAGAACCTTTCAGTCTGATATTTACTGGCTCAGGAGATACATCCTTATCCGAAGATGTGTCAGATGTAGGAAATACTTTCATATCGCCATTGTAATTAAATAGCAATTCACCTACGCAATTTCTTGGCTTAGATGCAGCATTGTTTTTGCTGTATTCTACTTGTGTGTATGGCAGTGTAATAAGGTTACCTGTAACTTGAACATTTGCAGATGACCCTGAATTGTACTCCAAGTCAATGCTATGCTCTAATATAGTAGGACCACCTTCGTGTAACATATCATTGATACCAAAGTTTAAGTCGGCATCGTTTACGTTCATCAGATCGTGGTTACTAAAACTATCTACAAAGAATCCATTCTTGAATCTATCTAAGCCGTTTGCATCTGGTATATTTTTACTTGCAGTTGCAGACTCTAGGAAGTTCAATGAAGCGTAGTATTCTAATCTACCAATTCGCTTTTCAATCGCTGCAATATCTTGCATTGTAAAACGTCTGTTTTGTTTTACGTCAATTCGGCATGCTAAATCAAGTCTAGATTGTTTCTTAGCTAATGAATACGGAAGTGATGGATAAGGCGGAATGACCAAATCTGCAATCAACATGCTACCAGGATTAAAGATAGGTGCTGTTGGATTAGGAGCAGGACGCCCCTCAACGTTAGTAATGTTACCATCATCTGACATCAAAATTCTATCAACTCTTCCCTCCCAGTATTCGCCGTCAGTTGCATAAGTCTCCCTAGGCATTGGAAATTGATACCCACCGCTGACTGTTCTGATATCATTTCCAATTGCAGGGTTTTCAGTAGCTCCCCCAATGGTGCTAGAATCAGCTGCCGTGTTATCAATGTATGGTCTGAAATCGATTGCATCTCGTAGATCTACTCTTCGCTTTCCTCGCAATGTGTGCATAGGAATTTGATATGTGTAGAACGAAGGAGTGACCGCAGTCAATTCATCTGCTGGATACGAGTCTACTACAAAGTATGTTGATTGACTTGCAGCGTAGTTGGGCTCCAAGTAGCTTAACTTAACAAGAATACTTTTGCTTGATGTGTCTAAGTTGCCAGTCTTGATCAATTGTGAGTGTGTATACAGGTTATCAGTCTGACCAGTAGTCGATTTGAATAATTCTTTGTAATCTGTTGTAGTATCATCGTATGAGCTACCAACAAAAACACCTTCAATATCGTATACGTTGCAGATACCTAAGTTCCAAGGACCTGTTGAACCACCTGCGTTTGTTGCAGTATCGATCTTCACATACTTGCTCTTATTAGCAGTAAGAGGTACTGGGGTAGTATCAGTCTGTTTTACTTTAATATAAAACTTTGCGTCCGCAGTGTTACTTAATGTTGTGCCGATATCTAAAGCGATAGCTGTTGCAGATGTACTTGTAAAATGCGATGATTGCAAATCAAAAATCTGACCAGCAGCATATGCTGTTCCATCAACAGTAACTGCCTCTTTAAACACCATGATGAATTCATCATCAATTTGTGTCTGAGACGGTGTCGATGAATATGGGAACGTTTCTGTACCGCTCACACTTAGAGTAGAGGTGCCATTAGTAGCAAAAGTCACAGTAAATTCTTTCTGGAATGTGAAATTGTTGTCGTATGTGTTGATAGGGTCAACTTCAATTGTCTTCATTGCCCTTGCTGGCATTGGGAACAACATTTGATTCTGCAATTGATTGAAGATTAACGGAGAGCCACTGTTGTTGTCAAACAACACATCGCCCGCACCATTAAAGTTGCTTGTAGCTGAATCAAAGTAAACCGATTTAATGTTCGCTAAAGCACCGCCGCTCATATTGATGCTGTATAAGTACAAGCGATATACTGCTTCAGGTGCGCCTGGTGTGCCACTTTCTCTTGTGATATGTCGCACTCTAGCACTACCAATAATATTACTTGGGGCTGCAACCGCTCCATATGTGTTTGCTCTACTAGAACCTGTAGTTAACACATCGAAAGTAAGCGATGCGCCGCCGCCAGAACCCAATCTGCTGTCAGGCACAGTGATAGTTTCATCAACTATGAAGCCACTACCACCTTCAATTATTTGTACTGTAGCCGCACCAGCAGCACTGATAGTGATCAAGAATTTTGCATCAATACCACTATTCTGTGTTGTGTATGCGCCAGGCTCAATTAAATAAGTGCCTTTTAATCTTAGAGTATCTGCGGCTGAGATTGTGTCAACAGTAAGAACACCATCAGTGTTCATGTTTGCATCTAGTGCAGCATCACCAAAATTTATCTGACTTCCTGTAGAAATGTCCCATTCACCTGCAAGGTTGTTTACGCGAATATAGTTTCCGTAAACAGTTGATGTTGTAATAGACTCTTGCAGTATGAAGTCCTTACCTTTTCTAACCTTCAAGTAAGTAGGAGCGATAAGTTCATGTGTTCTTCCGCGAACAACCGCTTTACCATCTGCAACACCTACAGCAATGTGTGAAGCTGATCCACCTCTAGCTGTTTCAAGTAAGCCGTCATTTTCAGCGGTTAGATCGTTTAAATGCTCTCTTACAGAGACTTGAAAGTTTTTGCTTGTGTAATGTCCACTTTCTAAATATGTCCTTTCTGCTAATCTGTCGCCGATCAAGTTGTAGATAGACAAGTCATCTTCTACAACAGATGTAGATTTTTTACCGTCTACAATGCGAGAAAGACTTACAAAAGTATCCTCGATTGTATCAGTATCAGATCTGAACACCAGTTCAGTGTAGACCTTATATCTGTCTGCACCAGGAGCACTGAAGTTGAATGTGCCAGATGCTGGATCTAACAGCGTGTTGTCATCACCTGAGTTGACGATTGCTTCTTTAATTAATACACCGACAAATCCATTAACTGGGTCACCAAATTTACTAACTAGAACGTCTTGCGTTGCATGCTCAATGAACTTACCGCCGAAATATATTAGCCCAGCGTCAACCGAAAAGTGTGTAGAGTCGCCTCTGAAATGCTTTGCGCGTTCTAGGCTTTTGTTTGAATCAACGACAAAGGTATCGCCATTTCGACCACCATCAGATGATGATACGGTAAGCACTTCACTAGCACCGAATCGCGTTTCAGTTGTAGATGAGGAACCTTCTACATATGCTAAGTACAAGGTCTTTTTCAAAGAGACATCTGTATCGTCACCAGTCAAAACTTTTTTGATTACAGCTTTTACGCCGCTTGTGCCGCCGGTAACAGTGTCGCCAATATAGTCTGCTAAAGTAGAATTTGAAACTGCAACAGAGCTATTGTCCAAATCGTCAATCTTTACGAATGGATATTTTTGCAGAACGTCTTTGCAGCCGAGTACAGGAGAACCGTCAACAAATATATGCTCACCAAAACGAGCAATTTGATTCTGTAAGATACTCTGTAGTTGAGTTAATTCTCTTGCTTGTACAGCGAATCCAGGCTTAAAAAGAATTCGGTTAAAATTCTTGGTAGCGTCAAAGTCGTCATAATATGGACCTGTGTTTAGATTCAATGCCATTTTTTCTTCGCCTTAAAAATTGAATATTACTTTTACAGTTTCGACTTGATCTGCGTCTCTAGTAATAGGTTTTCGGTTGTCAATGTACATCACATCGCCTGAGTGTACTGACATCTCTGGACTTGTCAAACTATTTATAGTCATTCCGGTAACGCCCGTATTTACGTTATTGAAAGAGCCGCCTACAGTTATACCTGGGAGAATCTCTTGTAAATATACTGTTTCGATGGTACCGTCATTATTTGTATCTAGTTTCTGAATGACCCTAAATCTACCACCACTATCAACAGTAATTATGTCATCTAGATTATACGAAGATGGATTTGATACTGTTATAATAAAACACGGGGTGCCGGTAGACAATGTGAACAATGCATCTTCAGCATAATTTTGTATATTCTTGATCAGACCAATCTGTCTGAATTCGTTACCAATAATGATATCATCATTCGTGCTTGTCAATGAAGTTGTAATACCTACATTGCTTGCGAATAATTCTTTGGGAGGATTTCCCCCATGACCTTCGTATGGGCCTACAATAGCTCGCAGTGTGCAGCCTGTACCACTGCCTACCGTCTGCGTTAAAGTTAAAGTAGCAAATGTATACCCCGAGCCTGGATTCGTCACGTTGACTCCTGTGACTGTTCCTGCTGCATCTACTGTAGCACTTCCAGTTGCGCCAGTGCCATCGCCGTTAATCAATACGACTACATCTCCTTGGATGTAATCTTGACCGCCGGCAGTGACCAGTACTCTATCAAGCGTTCCGGAGACCGCAGTTGACTCTACTGCTTGTTGCAATGAAGGTGTTTCAGTAGATCCTAAAACCGCAGTAGCTGTTGCGCCTGTACCATCTGTACTTGTAATATTTACAATCGCAAACGAATACCCCGTTCCCGCTGATGTTATAGTTATCGCTGACACCGCGTCGCCGGTAATAGTTGCAGTTGCTGTTGCTCCAGTGCCGTCACCAGTAACAACAACCGTTGCATTAGTGTAGCTAGAACCGCCGGCAGTGACTGATATTGAATCAATTTCACCGTTAACATCAAATGCAGGATTACCTGTTCCCGCAACCTTTCTTACGGGCATAAACGCAGACGATAAAAATTTAGTTCTGTCTGCCGCGCCTATTTGATACATGAATTTCCAAACGTATCCGTCGCTCAATTCAAATATTTCTGTGCCTGTTGCTGTAGGTTCAACGGTACTAGCTGAATTGCCGTTATTATTCAGACATTTGTATACGTTGAAATCATCTGTCATCACATAGAAATTAGCGTCTGCTAAATTGGTAGCACCTGAATTCGATTGATATGCAGATGAATAACTGTCATCATATTGATCGTACACCGTGCCTGTAACCCAATCGTATCTCTTAGTCAAAAGAACCGTATCCGCTGCCCCGATTTTTTTCACAAAAAGCATATCACGCTTATATTGCTGCATATATGCCTGTGAGTCTACCGGTGTTTCTGGCAAGGCATCGTCATCCCAGGCTTGTGCCCGGGATGCGAAAACATAAAAATAATCGTTTACGTTATGTATATCTCTAAAAAAAGATCTAGCTAACTGTTGACGACCGGTTCTTCTAACTAAGATTGTCATTCTAACTCCTATTAGGTGTCAGAAACAGTGACAGTCCACGTGATCTTCAACGTATCATCAGCGCCTTTATTGACCACTGAAAACACTGTCCTACATAGAAGGGTGCCACCTGAAGCAGCGTTAAGTACACCCGCTTCTACAATTGCGCCAGTACCAGTACCTGCAGGAAAGTCACCAATATATTCGATGGCATTCGATGTTACAGTAGTGCTTGTGAGCGCCACTCTTGAAGCAGCAATAGCTGCACCCAAAGCAGTGTCGCCAGCAGCGGCTGCTGTATTGTCGGTGCCAACTTCCATATGAGACATAGCAGTTGCACTTGCATCTTTCATTCTAGATGCGATGTAATCTAGGCCAGTGTCAACAACAAGGTTGCTCACTACTTGCTCATCTTTGATCGTACCTTCAGGCGAGATAAGTTGTAATTTAACTTGACCTTGCGCTCTGGTTTTTTCTAAGTTAAACATTTTTGGTTGTTCTCCGTTTTCGTAAAATGTTATTTAGTTATTTATACAGTTAAAAAGTAGTAGATGATACTCCTGAGTAACTTTCTACATAGTCCTCAGCAAAATAGTCCCCAGCGTAATTTTGCATATAAATCGTTCCAGCATCAGAAACTTCATAGTTGTCTGCTTTAGTTGCTACAAAAAGCAATATTGCAGGATCTACAAAGTCTGCTGTATCAGCAAGCGGTTTGCCTACATCGAATGAATCCAATGCATCGCCAGTTGTTGGGTTCTCAGTCTTTATTAAGTTTGGCTGCAATGAAGGAGCGTCTTGTATTTCAAGCTGCTCTGCTTTAACCAAACCAATTGCAAATATAGCTGCGTCTTGTGTAAACGGATCTTCTGTTGGATTTCTAAGAATCTGTAATAGTGTATCAAAGGTTTCTGAGAAAGTTATGGATTCTGTGATATTGTTCTTGTTAAATGCTTTCCCAACTACTTCAGGTAAATCAACAGTTTCTGTCTTATTTAGTTCGACATCAAAATCAACATTTGTGTCGTCCATCTCAGCCGTTTCTGTCTTCACTAGTCCAGGCTCAAGAATAGCCTCATCATCCTGTGTCGCAAAAGTATCAGAGACTGGTCGAGAAAAACTCAGTATTACTAACTCTTGAGTCACCGGCGTCTCAATAGTAGGCGTGACATACAAAGCATACGCTGTCGGTCTAATATTGAAACTAAGTCCAACGTTAACATCGTGCAAGATTTGTAAATCAGAAAATGCAACCATGCCTGAAGGATTTGCAATTCTATCTAATATCTCACCCCACACACCTTTAGGCTGTGACGATTGTATCTGATATGAATAAGATTGATAGATTTTATTATCTTGTAAGCGGTTTGCGTCAGACAAAAATCCTTGTGAATTTTTAAATTGACCAGGGAACGTGTGCGCGAAGCCTGTTGTACAAGTGATAACAGCACTTTCACCATTCCCGCTGTTGCAAGTAAAATCAAATGTCTGTCTTTGAAATAATACACCTGTTGCAATGATATCAAATGTTAACGGATAATTGGATGTATCAATTGTACTGATTCGTATATATGCATTATTATCCACACCTGTTAGGGTGTAATCTTCAGAGAAATAATCAATAGCGTATTCACCCAATACATTGCCAGCTTCAGCTACCTTGAATACTTGACCAATTTTAAACCCACCGTCCGCAGCACCGGTATTACTTTTTAGAGCAGTTGCATTTAATACTCTAACTAAGAATGCTCTTTTGTTTTCTATTTGATCCAGAGTCTCATTTTCAAATGAAATATATGAACGATAAGGTGTAGTATCCAATACTAAAGTTGGTGCAGTATTATAACCAAGACCTTCTTCAGATATTACAATGCTTGAAATAACGTTGCTAGTAAGTCGAGTTTCAATAGTAGCGACAGTTGTTATTGTATCAGTAGGATCCGCTAGTACAATGACATCAGGATTTGCGCTGTAACCTTGACCTGCATCAGCAATTGTTACACTTTTAATTGCACCTTCTGTAATAGTAGCAACATTAAACGTCAGTGCAGCACCGCCGCCGCCTCCCAATATAGCATCAGGAATAGTGATAGTCTCCCCTGGTGCATAGTCAATGCCAACAGTATCTACTGTAATAGTAGCAGCACCGGATCCATTAACTACTACTGTAAATTGTGCGCCAGTTCCATTGCCCGATGTAGTAAACCCAGTATCGATATCATAACTGCCGGCAGCTCTGAGAACGTCTGCTGCACCAATTGTACCAACAGTTGCAATCTTACCACCGATGACAGCAGTTAGTTCTCCTAACACACCAGGTCCAGGTATTGCGGTATCTGCGACTAAATCCAAGTCCAATTCATACGTTGCTGGATTAGTAAATGCAATCTTTTTAGCCTGCGTGATTGCAGTTGTAAATTTCTTTCTTACTGTTATAGATGCGGTAGATTCGTAATAATGAATATCTACCTTTCTTGCCTGAAGATCTAGAGGATTGTAATCAGTTGCCCTCTCGTCGTTCTCCGTTACCTTAATTGCAAGTTTCTTAGACCAAATACCATCAGAAGGTCGAAGCACATACTCAGAAGGTTTAAATACTTCTACTTCTTCCCCATACATCATTCTGAAAAAAGTCTTTATGCTTTCAGATGATCCTTTAGATGTGTAAAAATCACGAATACGTTTAATCAACAAACGAGTATCAATTTCTTTACTGTCAGGGAAGTCTAGTGCATATTGCTGCAACAATGTTTCTAAGAAATCACCATGATAATGTGATACACTAAATCTGTCTAATAATTCTTGCAATACATAATTTGGTGACTGTGACGATGCACCTATTGCAGTAGTGACATCTGAATCTGCATCTAAGAATGAGAAATAAGTTGTAATGAAATTAGAGAATTTTGGATACTCATCTCGTATCCATTCAGGTATCTGGTATTCTGAGATATAAGAAAAATTTTGGTGAAAGTATAATTGTGGTCTATTCAGATAAAAAATAGAAGGTGTTAATACTGCGCCTGATCCACTAGCTATAGTCGCTGCTGTGAGTATTATATCAGCCGCTGATCCATCACCACCAACAGAAGTGTCTGCGATTGTGATCGTGTCGCCTTCTGCGTATCCTGTTCCCGCAGCAGTGACAGTTGCACCAGTAACTTGACCACTAGCATTTACTACTATTCTAAACTGCGCACCGGTACCTATTCCTGAAGAGCTTACTTGGCCAACATTATTAAAAGTTCCCGTGCCTCTGTTAGAATCATCTTGTGCTGTAAACGAGACAGTAGATAGTATGCCTACAAGTTTTACTGTGGGTGTAACATCATACCCATCACCTGCTTCAGTTATGGTTACTACTTCTACTGCACCGTTTGAAATAGCAACCGTTGCCACTGCCTGGACTTTATCTTGCCCTGTATTACTAGCTGTTGGCGCGCTTATAAAAATACTGGGTGGATTAACACTGCTATAATTACTTCCCGCAGAAGTGATTACTATGGATTCAATATACTGCTTAAAGTTTGGTCCTGTTCTAGACATTAGTAATCAGACACCCTAGCAGTTGCGTTGACCGTCACCCCAGAAAACACGTTGTTGGGTATATCTCCCGTAGTGTTATCTAAAACCAGTATGACGTTCTTAGATGGTTGTGGCATAACGGCAGACCCAGAAGATGACTCCACTGTAGTTGAAACTAGTATTTGAGTTTTGATATCTTTCGATGTTTCATGTGGGGTTACTGTCACGCTCAGTGTTGTATTGTTCGTTCCTGAGATAGCTGTAATCTTTGTGCCGTTTAAAATAACAAGACCTGTGTCATAATTAACAGTGCCTGCATTTGCGACAACCGTTGTGTCACCCGATATTGTTTTCAGCGCAATTGTTCCGCTACCATTGTATGCAGGAGCAACAACAGTCGCGTCTGGCACATCAACCAGTTTAACTTCATAAACTTTACCATTGACATCTACACTGAAATTGTTGCTGTTCAATGCATAAGGATTGATCTTATTATTAAAGTCAAATTGATATTTTGTTGATATGTTCAAAGCAGGAGTTGCTGTCTTTTTCAGTCTAAGCGCAATATTCGCGCCAATAATTGAATTGTCGGCTTTAACAAGTGCAGTAGCCAATGATGAATAATAGAAATTAGTATCTAGGGTGTTTAGTGTAGTATCAAAGAAATTAGTGATTTCATCGTCTACAATGGTTGCTATCTCACCTGATGTTGATGTAGTTCTCTTTGAGTCATAATCAACATTCACATCCATACCGATGCTTGTAAACTCTGGATCTACAAATTCGGTCAACAAGGAGATGGGCTGTCTAGGCTCAATAAAATCTTTTAAGATTCTGTCCTTATCAACGTCTGTGATAATGAAACCATCTTTTGCTTGCAATGAAACAAATACTTTGCCGTAAATTGGGGGAACGTTTCTTTCTCCGCCCCACACAGCAACCGATTTTACATTTGGGTTGTTGTCTAGTATCAAACTTTGATAATCGTTTGATGTGATTGCTCTATTCTTTGTAGCATTAAATCTCGGAGCACTAAAACGTATGCTATCCGTAGACTCTTGTGATGCACCACCAGATGCCTGAGATACTAAAGTTATCGTAGTGGTTGAGCCAGAACCCGTAAGACCTGATGGGGGTTGAAAGACTTTTGCTCCGTTACCAGCTTCAGCGTTTGTTGCAATATAATCAACTCTAACAACGTTGCCTACTGTTAACTTATTACCAATATTACCATCACCAAATATTACTTGATAGTAACCATTCAGAGCCTCTTCAATAAAAAATACTTTACTGTCGCCTTTAACTGAAATGATGTTATCAGAAAAATTGTATGTTGTCAATGTAACATCAGTCAACGAGGCTTGCACACGCACTCTTGTTGTTGTAGTGTCTACATCAGGATTCGCCATCAGCACTGGTCCCTGTACACTAGTATTTTCTACCAGTTCAGAGTTTATTACTCTTGACCCTTCTATAATCTCAACATTTGTGAACGAGAATACTTCTACACCATTTAATAAAGACCTATCTGCAACATAATCTTCTTTCGGGTAATAGTTTAATGTTTTACCGTCAACAGAACTTTTAAAAATAGAATCTCTTGATAGTGTAAAATTGCTACCAACGTATGAGGAAGATGGTACAATAGTTACATTTATGATAGCTCTTGCTGCTCTAGCTGACCTTGCTGTGTATCCCATAGTCTTAGCAATAGATGCTACTGAATTCCTCTTTACCGCAGAATCTAGAAATGCTTCATTAGCTGTCATGTGTGCCAACATAGCATTGTAGTGTGTGTTGTATGACAGCAGATCAATCAACACAGCCATACCAGAGGCTTCAAAATCATAGTCTTGAAACTCGGTTTGATCTTGCAGGTACAATTTTAGATTGTTTTTAATACCTTCAAAATCTAGTTCTGTTAAACTTCGTGTTGCCATGTTTGATCTCTTTTGATTTTATTTATGCACTAAAAAATTATCTAACTCTCTTCAGAGAGGTGCTAAATGTCTGTGGTGCTGACACACCCAAAACATGAAAGTCAAGTTGTATCTTATACAAATTATTGTTAAAGTCAGGGTAAACTATTACTTGGTCGATCCTAACTCTCGGCTCGTAATTTGATATAGTTTCATCGATTATATTAGCAATTGCACTCGCTGTAATGTTGTCCATTGGTTCAAACAACAACCCTGCAATAGGCGATCCATAATTTGGTGCAAATGGCTTAGAATAAAAAGGGGTAAGCATTATATTTTTTAACGCTTGCTTCACTGCTTCAACATTAGTTTTTTTGTAGATATCCTGAGTTACAGGATTTGCTGCAAAATCCATATCTATATCTGAGTATATTCTTGCTGTAGCCATAATAGTTATTTATATGTCCTTTAGTTGCCGGATACGGTATCTACTGTACTTTCTACAGTGTCTAAGCCTTCTTGTACTTTATCTAATATATCACCAAATAAATTGTCGCCAGCACCTTCTTTCAACGCGCCAAACGGGTTGCCGCCTTTGAGTGCGTCTAATGAGATGTTTCGTTTTCTAGCGAATCTAGGCACGCCATTCATTCTAAATGCTTGTCCAGGTTCTTCGCTCACAGTGAATCCTTGTTTATCTGGGTCCAACTCTACCTCGACTTCTACATTCCTAGCAGCGTCTTTGAAGTTGCCAACTACATCTGGGAATTTACCTTCTGCTGCAATACGCTTTACATTGATTTCTGGCATCGATAATGGAATGCCTTTCAGTACAAACTCACCACCAATGTTTTGTATGTTAGGAACAATCTCACATATCTTGTCAAGATCATTTCCTGCTTCGTTTAAAATGCCTACGATATTATCAATATCAACATCTAAATCGCCGTATTTGTCTTTAAGATTCTTCAAATATAATGCAGAACCTACAACACCTGCTGCGACACCAGCATATTCATCAACAAAGCCTTTTATATCAGCCGGCAGTCCTGGAATCACACCGCCTAGTGCATCAAGAGGATTTGCCAAGAGTTGATTTAAAAGTTGTATCTTTGACTGCAACGAAGTCAGCAATTGCGCTTCCACGTATCCTGGAATGGATGCGATTTTAAACGGTAACGCTACTAATGCAGTATCTGCAATAGTGAGTAATTGCTCAACGTTAGCTGATAAATCCTTTACAAGTTCTGCGGGACCACAAGACATTTAAAACTCCTTATTAAAATGAGACTGGGGGTGTTGTTCCGCCAGCTGGCGGAACACCAGCAGAGGACCCGCCGATTACACCGTGTCTGTGTGTTGCCAAAGTTGCAAGACCAGATGCAATTAATGGTGCGACAACAGACGTTGCGGTAACTGCCCCAGTACACGCTACAGTTGCAGACGTAATTGTCACGCCTGCTGCTGTAATACCTAGTGCGGCTGTTGTTATCGATGTTGCCGCAGATACTTGCGTGTATGCCGCAGAATTCACGATGTGCGCACCGATCGTATTAGTTGTGAAGATACCACCAGTATTGATTGTTGTCGCGCCAATCGTACCGACATTAAAAAACCCGGATGAGAAACTAATTGCACCTGTAAGTGCAGTACCGAAGTCCATATCTCGCAATGAGAATACTCGATACGCGCCTAGTTCGGATGTGATGTTGTATCCCATCAATGCTGACTGAATGATCTTCATGCCTACTTGTGTATTGTAGTTCTGACCGACCATCACATCTCTACGACCTAGAACAGTAAGTTTGTCACCGCCCAATCCTAGTCCGCCCTGACTACCTACACGAACGCCTCTGTTACCGTTGATGTTCATACCGTAATCTGATTCGATCTCACTTACATGATTACCCTGTGTCTTCTCATGTCGAGTTCCTCGAACAGTAGAAAACTTATTGCCTGTGATGTCTTCATAAAAGTCACCCTTGACATTCAGCGTCATGTCACCTTCTACAGTGATATTAAAGTCACCCTTGATAAACATATTTTTATCTTTGATGACTATCTCATAATCTTCACCAACGACTTTGTTTACTTTTGTTCCATCGGGCTGTATCTCTTCAAACGTCCCTGTTCTATGAAAGTTGTGAATTCTTTCTGCACCTGGGGTATCATCGACTTCAAATATATGACCACTTTCAGTTTCTCGCACATGATTGTATGGGTACTTTGTTTTCGTTTCCGCTGACCCTTGAGGATCGGGTTCGTCCCAAGATGATTCGGTCTTCCTAGCTTTTACTGGATCGCCATCGATCTCAGGTGCAAATGCAATTGGCACACCTTCTACTTTCATTTCACGCTTGACTGCTAAAGAATAATGCTTCTCTGCAATGTCTTCTCTACTGAGTCTAGGTATGTCAGACTCTGGAACTGTGTTTCTGCCTGATGCATTATCACTGAATGGGTAGACGCCATTAGGATCATTGAATCCAACGTTTTCATTTGGTGGCTGCATAGAAAGTGCAGACAGAGATCCCATAATGACAGGTATCTGTGAATCGGCGCCATCAGCAAAAAACCCAAATACATGTGAGCCTTCTACAAGTCCGGTTGCTGATTGTCCTATACCCGAAACACTTGCTGAAGTTACTGGATTCATTAGCACTGCAAGAGGCAGATCTTCTGTAGGTAACTCCGATTTGTCCGCAGTGTGATATCCTAAGATTCTTACTCGCACTCTTCCGATTTTAGCAGGATCGTTTCTATCTTCTACTACACCTTGCCACCATGTAAATTGCGGATATATCATTATACCACATCCCCTATACTATCACGCGCAATTTCTAATATCATTTCATGTTCTCTTGTCACGCTGATTTGATGTCTGATTCCGGTAATTACATATATGCCAGATATTTGAGGGTCAAACAATTCTTCAACATTTGGATTTATACCCTTTTCACCTACGTTGGGATAGTTAAAACGTATCAGCTTACCGACTTCAATGTCTGTTTTACCTGGTACAGTTATTTCATATTTTATAGCAGACAGTTCAGCTAGTGCAGTATTTCTAAATGAAGTTGCTGTAACCTGATTGACATTGAATGCATCATTTTCACCGAACAATCCAGACGCACCAGCTTTAAAGTTGATTACTGATAGAGGATCTGATTTGACCGTCTCACCATGAGGTGCTGTCTTTGTAATATGTTTAAATGTGCCAAATGTATCTGGTAGCAAATTCTTTAACTGCGATGAACGTTCTGCATGCTGACTAGTATAATCAAATCGAATGTCATATAGATCTTTGTTTGCAAAGTCATATGCAAAAGTAGTGTTGCCGTAGTAACCACTCATTCTATTATCTAATTGGTCATAGTATACAGGAAAATCTACATTACCGACAGTTATCATTTGATCAGATTCATAGGGCGAGGAATATGTAAATCCAGCTGTTCTATTGTCCTGCCTAACATCTTTCGACTCATCCAGAGTACTTACATAACTATATTCATCGTATAGAGTTTTAGACTTTATTTGTTCCTGAACCAAAGACGATATAGAAGTAAAATAAAAATACTTATTGGATTCAAAGAACATTACATTAGGCATCTTTAATTGTTGCCCAATAGAATTCTTAGCTAGAAAATTTAAACATTTGAATGGCGACCAATGAGATGCGATAAACTCAAAGTTGCTTGTATTGTGCGGCGTGTCGTGCAATAGTACTTCACTGGTAGTTGAATCTCCTCCCTTAATTCTAGGCTCTTTTAAGTCTTCAAATATCTGAGACGCAATAACATCAGTACCGCCTGTGTATTTTTTTGCAAGGCGTGTTATACTATCTTTTTGACCTTCGATTGACATAAACTGAAGTTCATAAAATTGCTGCCTATCATTGTCAAGTTTTCTATTCGTCACCGAATATATCGAAAAGGTTTTGTGTATTACTTGACTCGGATCATCGGATAGAAAAGGTGTTCTAAGTTTAAAGGTTATAAACTCATCGCCCGTAAATAACTGACCTAAAATATTCGCTGCATCAGAAATTAACGCACCACCAAACATACATGGCTGATAGATGCTCTCTGACAATGAAAGTTCCATCAAAAAGTTATTCAGATCTACTTTCTCACCGGCAGATGTTGTTAGAAAAACTTCTTCAACTCTCACATCACCGGCAGTTTGTTGGGCACTTTCAGCCATTATGCAGCAACCAACAGTTTGAATTCTTGTACAAAATCATTCAGATGTACAGGACGTAACAGAAGAATTTCTTGTCTTGCTTCATTCTCTAATTCTTCGTGTTCTAAATGTGTGATAGGAATCAACTCACCACTTTCTATCTGTGTAGGATTGTAGTCACTGCATATCAATGGTCTAGCTGCCAGTGCATAATGATGTATTTCATTTTCATTCCCTGCACCATAACGCTGTGTTACCATTGCCAGCAATTGTTCAGGCGTATAGTACCACTCATTGTAAGGGTCCACTATATTGTTTATCAATAAAATCACCCAATGATATTCAGGATCTTTGTATAATTGATATGCGATGTCCTCAGGCCTTTCGCCGGATCTAAGCGTGTAGCGTTCAAGAAACATTTCATTCACAATGAATTTATCTCGTGGCACCACTCTTCGGAATATATCGGTTACGATCTCTTTCTTTGGATCGAATGGGTATAACAATCTGGGAAAATGATTAAAAAACATTTAATTAGAATCCTTGCTCTGCTGCGTCTTTATTTAATACTTCTAATTCTTTGAATACCATCTGCATAGTAATTTCTGATGGGGCGCCTTCAGTTCCTGCAATCGTTGTAAAGGTTCCGCCGCTGCCATATACTATACTCAAATCTACCAATGCACAAGATTTTATTCTGTGTAACCATTTATTTCTTGAAGAATTGTAATTAAATTCAATATCGAATTCTGATGGATATATTAAAAAGAATCCTTCCGTTGATCTTTCTGAATGCATATTCTTTTTGAATTCTGCTATGATTTTATGCACCGCGTCATTTTCAGCCGCGTTTCTTGGTGCAAATTTATAATCAAATGCAAACTGCCTAAAATTCATAGACTTAAACAATTGCTCTTTATTCGGATTAGGCACCTTACCAGAAGCTGCTTGCAATGCACCCGAAACGTTTATATCAGCGCCAAGAGCTTTTGGGATATCTGACAAGCCTGCAAGTGTTCTTCCCATAAATTCTGCCGCTTCACCTGTCATAGCGGTGTCTAATAGAGAACTTAAATCACCACCACTTCTAGCTAATATTCCTGTCAATGCACCAATATCAGCCTCTTGCCATTGAGCACCGTACTTGACTGATGGCGAAGTAGGAATATGGAGTGTAATTGATGTGTTCGTTTTAACCACTCGATTTGAAGCCAGCATGTTGCCAGCTTTTTCGCCTAGTGCCTGCCCTGCTGCAAAGCCCCCACCAGCTCCTGCCAGGCCAAAGGCGCCTTTAACTAATGAATTATTACCACCACCAGTTGCTAATTTTGCTAGTCTATTTCCTACAACAGCACCAGCAACACCGGCGCCTAATGTTATTAGATTTTTACCTTCTTCATTAGTCAGACGACCGTTGCTATTATTATCATATTCAACGTCTTTATTATTTTTAACAAATGCTTTACCAGCAGTAGAGTTTTCTCTTACTTTAATTCTAAAAGTAACATTATGTGGCTGCTCTATATTATCTTGCCCTATATTAGAAGGATATCGAAGCATTTGCATACTACCTGCAGCTTGACCTTGGCTCTTTGCTTTATCTATTGCTTCCTTAGCATCTTGCTTAGATTTTGCAACAGGATTTTTTACTATCACTGCTTGATCAGAGGACGCTTGTTCATCGTCTATAACAGTGCTGACAGACTCATCACTCTTAGGAAGAACCGTACTATTTGCAGCCCTACGAGCGTTCTCTTTTCTTCTTGTCTCAGAGCGTGAAGCCATGTGATAAATACCTGTACGTTATCTAATTTATACTATTTATATGCCATATAACAAACAGATTCATCAAGGACGCTTTAAACCGAAAAATGTCCACAAGTATAAAGGGAATCCAACTAATATTATTTATCGCTCTGGATATGAGCTAAAATTCATGAATTGGTGCGACAAGAACGATGATGTGCTTGCATGGGGCTCTGAAGAGATTGTGATACCCTACAGATCGCCACTAGACAATAGAGTGCATAGATACTACCCAGATTTCGTCATCAAGATACGAGATACGACATATCTAATAGAAGTCAAGCCATTTAGATTCACACAAGAACCTAAGATACCTAAAAGAAAAACAAAGAGATTCATAACTGAAGTTAAACAATGGGGCGTAAACTTGGCGAAGTGGGAGAGTGCTAAAGAATTCTGCTTAGATCGAGGCTGGGAATTTAAGATAATCACCGAAAAGGAACTTGGCATATCGTATAAATAGTCACATGGCTACTTTAAACGACATACGAGCAAACGATCAAAATCAGATCCGATCTGTTGATTGGTACCGAAAACAGGTGCAATCATTACCAAATACATTTGGCAGCCCAGCGGGCGTCATGCGATCTAACCTAGGAGAGCGAGATGCTCGTCCTGAAGTTGGTAGTATGTACTTGTATCTGTACGATCCGAAGACAAAAAAGAAACTACCATATTACGATACGTTCCCTCTCGTTCTTCCTTTTGAAGATGCGAAAGGAGGATTCTATGGGCTGAATCTTCACTATTTACCTTATGGTCTTAGATTTGAGTTACTTGAACAATTGAAACGAACAAAGAATACTCGCACTATAAATCAAGATACTCAATTTCAACTTAGTTGGAACTTATTAAAATCAGCATCAAGATTTCCCGCAGTTCAGCCAACTATTAAACGATACTTGTATTCGCAAATACGATCAAGATTACTAAAGATAAACCCACAAGATTGGAGCACAGCCGCAGCACTTCCCGTAGAGCAATTTGAGGGAGCAAGCAAACAGACTGTATTCAACAGGTCAAGGAAAGCAATTTAATGGCAACTTTAAATGACTTTGTAAGTAAAATAAGAACAGGTGATCTTGCAAGAAGCAACCGTTTTGAAGTAGAGATATTATCACCCGGTGCAATAGATAGTAACGATGTAAACATACTATGTGAAGATGCATCAGTCCCTGGATTGATTATTCCATACGTCCCGATAAAAATTGGAAACATAACAGAACCTAGAGCGCATGGAATGGAGTTCTTCGGTGACAACGCAACATTCACATTTTTCTGCGACACAAATTGGGATGTGAGAGCATACTTTGAAAACTGGATGGCAGCTACTGTAGATCCAGTATCTAGAGAAGCAACATTCTTTGACTTGTGCGCGGGTACAATCAACATATTTAGCTTGAACAGAAAAGATGCTAGGGTGCGTGGTTGGCAGTTAGTAGACTGCATCCCTAGAAATATATCACTTGGAAATTTTTCACAAGGCAACGAAGCACCAATGCGAGTGTCAATATCAATCGCATATAAGAAATGGGTTGCTTTAGGCACCGCAGATGTAAGCCCCGAGAACACACTAGAATCTGCGGTTGGTGATCCAAGTACTAACATACCGCTTAAAGGCCTTAAAGGCCCTATCACCGACGATGTTAGAAGTTTTTCAAATTTATCTATAGAACAATACGCTTAATTAATGGAGAATATTATGGCATTACCTAGCATTGATGCACCAACATATGAGATTGAAATACCTCATACAAAAGAGACTAAGAAATTCAGACCATTCTTAGTAAAAGAAGAAAAACTTCTTGTCTTGGCAAATGAGTCTGGTGAACACCGTGACATGATACGAGCAACACAACAAATTGTCACGAATTGTTCGTTTGGTGAGATCGACGGGGAGAAGTTGCCGCTGTTTGCGCTGCAAAAAATATTCTTAGATATTAGGTCACAATCAATATCTAGTGTAATCGATCTTGTATTGTCTTGTGGTTCGTGTGAAGCACAAAATGCGCATTCAATCGACTTAGCTACACTTGAAATTGAAGAGACTGAAGGTCATAGCACGATGGTGAAATTGAGTGATACATTGTTTATTGAGATGCAGTATCCTGATCCATTTCAAGTCAGTGAATTGCTAGATACTAGCGATCCTGAAACTGTATACAGAATTGCAGGAAACTGCGTAAGTGTAATTTACGATGGAGATGAAAAATACAATGCATTTGAGTCTTCCGAAGATGAAAGAAGGGACTGGGTAGAACAGCTAACATTAGAACAGTTTGCAAATCTACGAAAATTTTTTGAAACTATGCCTGTCTTAGAACACGCAATAGATTTCGATTGCGTAAAGTGTGGTAAAGCAAACTATATTAACTTCAATGGGTACCAGGATTTTTTCGTTTAAACCTCTCCCATGATACGTTAGAGAATTATTTTAAGACCAATTTTCTACTAATGCAGGAACATAAATATTCCTTAAGTGAAATTGAAAATTGGTTGCCTTGGGAGAGGCAAGTTTACATCGCTATGTTAATCGAGCATCTAAAGAAAAAGGCAGAAAGGGCTAAAAAGTAATGGGTATCTTAGACAACGCAGCGTCTGCTCTAGGCGGGCGCGTAAAAGAAAGTTTAGGTGTAAGCAAAGAAACTAAAGGCTTCGGTAACATTATGGGAGGCGCGTTCAGTGCTGCGAACATGTTTGGGGCTGATAGCTTTCTCGGTGAAACATTCAGTAGCGATGAAGAACGAGACCGCGTAAAGCAATTCAACAAAGATCAAAAATCATCCAATAAAGAAAAAGCCTCAAGTTCTGGTGGAGGTCTATTCGGTGGCGCTGCAAAAGTAGAAAACGCAGGTATCAACGCTGAGGGGTTGGAAGGTATAGCAGATGACGTAAAAACAATACGAGACATCTCAGAGGAAGAGTTTACTGCACCTCCTGCAGATAAAAAGGATGAGAAAGAAAAGCCAGAGTTTGATCAATTAAAAAAGACAGAAGAAGTAAAGAAAAAAGAGGTAGCTAAAGTTGTAGGTATCACATCAGCGCAAGGTGATACTATGATTGGGCTGCTTGAAGATATTGCTAGAGGCATTGGAGACATCGACGGCGGTGGTAGCGGAATGTCAACACCTAGCATACGTCCAAAACTTAAAACAGGCGCTAAATCGCCAAAACCAAAACCAAAAAGCGTAAAGCCAACAAAGGTGCCCACTAAGCCAACCAGTCCGTTAGCAAAAGCTACTAGTGCTGCAAAGAATGCAGGATCTAAAGTTGGAAGTGCCGCTGCGAAAGTCGGAGCAAAGGGTGTGCCCATACTTGGTACTGCACTTGCTGTTGGCGAAGGTGCGAAGGATGTATTTGATGCAGAACAAGCTATGGAAAACTTGGAAAGTACCGCAGAAGAAGCACAAATCGCAAAAGGTGAAGGTATAGGAAAAGCATCTGGTACACTTGCTGGTGCTGCTGCTGGTGCTGCTGTAGGTAGTGTCGTTCCTGTAGTAGGAACAATAGTTGGCGGCATAGTAGGCGGTGCTTTGGGATACTTTGCAGGCGGTGAAGCGGGAGGAGCACTTGCTGATGCATTGCCCGTTGATCCGGGTGAAATTGCAGAATCAAATGCAGTCGCAGAAGAGATACTAGAAGATGCAAGCACAAAGATAGATGGTAAAAAATTAGTAGACACAATACGAAGCGATGCCTCTGAAATTGAAGCTACATTAACAGAAGCCACACTTGAAGAAAGTGGAAAAGACGAGCTAAGTGAGAACGACAAAGCCGCTATTGCAAATGCTTCACTAGTCAAAGCTATTCAAAATAACAAAGAAGCATTAGATGCAGTAGGGGTATCAATGGACCCCGAAGCAATGCAAGCAATAAATGAAAGAATAGAAAAAAGACAAGAAACCAATTTAGAAGCTGCCGAAGACTCTGGGCTGTATAACAAAGATATGATGGGCAATAGTGAAATCGACAAAGAGAAGCTGGCAACAACGGAAGATACAGGGCAGTTAAATGCAATGCTCATGGACCGTGACTTGAGCGAAGAAGATACTGCTGCGGTGCAGTCAAGACTCAATGATATAAAAGCAACCCCAGATCCTTTAGAAGCAAGCGTCTTGCGGTCGAATTCACAGTCAGCAAACGCGCCAGCAGCAACAGTTGAAGATGCTACCGATGTTGCAGCAACATCAAATGTACCTGCAGCCCCAATAGTAATACAAGCACCAGGTGGACAAGCAGCACCCGCTGCATCACCGGATGTCAACGTACTAGTAACACTACCGAAAAGTATAAGCCCGAACAATGCAACAGGCAGTCGGTATCTTGCTTCGGTCATGTCATAGGAGACAAACATGAAAGGATTCATTTTAGATAGATTAGCCGAAAGAACATCACTAGACGGCGCAGTATTAATTGCTGCTGGTGTTGCGTTCATACTCTTTAAACCAATAGCAGGTCTTATTGCATACGGCGCAATTGCGTATGGTGCTTGGACTATTTGGAAGCGAGAAGAATAATGATAGAAGTAGCCGCAGCGTAACGTTTGGCGTTATTGTAACATCATAAAAAAGGGGCACCGAAGTGCCCCCATAAAAGAGTGTGTAATCTTTTTAATCGTCTTCAGCTAATGCTGCAAAGTAACTAAGTGTATCTTCCTCATCAGCACTTGAAGCGACTGTGACTCTGGAAGAAGTAGCAGAGTTAACCGCCATCAAATCTTCAACATCATCAGTGCCTGTCTGTGCTGCAATAGTCTCAGCAGTGGTCACTCTCGCGCCTCCCGTGAGTACTTGATTCAGCTTAGCCTTCAACTCATCATAAGTCTTGAAGTTCTTAGGATCAACCATCTCAGCAAGTGAATGCTGCTTGCCCCAGATTGCTTCAATCTCTTCATCAGAGTCTGCAACCGCAGAAGGAGATGATTCAAACTCAGACTTGTCGTAATTACGATAGCCTTCTACCTGACGCGCCTTCAACTTGAAGTTAGAACCTTCCCAGAAGTCAAAAGGATTTGATGCTGTTTCATCTTGAAACTCAGGTTGCATCTGATCTTTGATCTTGTCAAAGATTTTCTTACCAAACTTGTAAAGCATTACCTGACCCTCGTTCTGAGGATTAGCAGGGTCTTTTACTACAAGAACATTTGCGTAATAAGACAATCGACGCTTTTGCTTTCGTGCGATGTCCTTACTAGATTCAACACCACTGTTCCAAAGTTCGCTGTTCAATTCTGATACAGGATCTTGTTGATTCAAAGTAGTAAGTGAGTTCTCAATGTACCACTTACCTGTAGGACCTTGAAAGCCATGATTCCATAAACGAACCCAGGGAAGTTCTTCACCTTTAGGGGGAGCAAGAAAACGTAAGACAGCATACCCATTGCCAGCAGAATCTACTGTGAGCTTCCATTCGTTACCGTTGTCTCGGCCTTGTTGTTTAGGGGAATCGATCTTTTCAACTTCTTTCATCAAGTTGTCGAAAGAGCCTCTTGCTTTGCGCAAGTCTGATAGGGAATTAAATGACATATTTTGTATCTCCGTATATGCGTTGTATTTTTGTATAGTGTCCTGTATTAGCGGACACTATTATTTATAATGCCCACAAACAGCGAATTTTAGTTCTTCGCTGATTTGGACAAATGGACGATACTTCTTGATCAACATGTTGGTGTCTTCTAAGAAGATATCATCAGCCTCTATAGTAACATAATTGTAGAGTTTGTCAAGTGCTACAATCGTTTCTAAAGAAATCATTTTACCAAAATACAATCTGTACACTAGAGGATGTCTCCCTGCGTGTGCATCAAAAGGAGAAGTCAATTCTTCTTTCTCCATTTCATAATCTATCTTGGCGATGTCTTGTTTAAAACTGTACGCAAAGTTTTGTCGCACAGCCTTCCATTCTAAATATCGTTCCTTTGATTGCAAGTCAAACATTCCGCCCCAGCGATCACCGGATACAAAGTTAGCAACAAGAAAATCAATTGCTTCTTTGCGGCTGTAGTCTCTAGCGATCTTACGAATTGCAGTCAAGTCTTTTCGCTTCATAAAAGATTTTTGACTAGCTCTAACAGCACCCTTTGTTTTAGTGATGTCGTAATCCTTCTTTGTGAAGTGCAGTTTGAGTGCTAGGTAGAGTTTATATACTTCAAACGGTTCCATAATCAAAAGGGTAGCTTGCCTGTTTTCTCTTTCATAAGATTTAGAGTTTCCGCTTCTTCTTTAACTTTTTCTTTAAGAGAAGGGGTCAAAAGTTTTCGGACAGATTCAATTTCTATCTCTTGTCTCTGGCAATAATCAACTAAACAATCAATCAATGGATTTTTAGTGTTGTATGCTTGTTTTTCAATGTACTGAGAAAATTCAACCTGTGTTTTGAATTGCTTAGTTATTAAAAATACGTCAGTCATTTTTGATGTATCGGTCATGTCATTGTCTACTATAAGTTTAAGTTTATGCATTACTGTCTTACCTTCCATTCGTGTATGTATTCGATCACATCAAATTCAGCTTTGATGTAAGGTAGCTCGCATTTAGTTTTTTCTACTTCACCTTTTCTATCAAATTCAAAAACAAATGGGTGCCCAAATGCCTCTGCTATTTCTAAAATTGTCTTAGGATCTCCTGCACCTAAATGAACCCAAGGAGGACGTTTTCCGTCGTGTGTTAGCAATAACTTTACGATGCCAGTAACAACATCAGTAACATAGGTAAAGTCTCTTTCTTTTCTACCATTGCCGTATATGTGTAGAGGTTCACCTTTTTTAATTTGATTTTTGAATGCACGGACAACAGTGCTATGTTCACCGTAGTCAGCTTCTCTGGGACCGTAGACGTTGTAAAAATACAACAGATGCGATTGCACCTGATACAATTTTTTGTACAGCCTCAGTGTTTCTTCCGCGAGAGTCTTACCGAACGTATAAGGATTTGCATACGGCGTACCTTGCAATCTACTAGATGACTGCGCAAAAAACACAGGGCACTCCCAATGTCTCGCCCATTCACATACTGATACTGTAGGACCCACATTATTCATAATAGAATCTGCTGGTTCTTGCATTGACAGCCTGACTCTAGGCGTATTCGCTAAGTGTATGATGCCATCAACTTGAGGAGTAGTCTCTTCAAACTTCACATCCTGAACTGCGCAATGAAGGTATTGCACATAATTACTCTGTACAATATGTTCACCGTTTCGCTTATCGTCTACAACTGTGACATAACATTCCATTGCTGCAAGTGCTTCAACTAAATGCGAGCCTATAAAACCACATCCACCTGTAACGATGTAATGTGTCATGTTAAAAGCCATAATTAACGCCTATAAAATATATGATTGTCTGCAACCATTACCATCTCCATACTGTCTTTCCAGTAAGGCTCTACATACTTAGCATGATAAAACAGAGATCCTTCTGTAGTATCAATGCCTGCATTATACACTATTTCAGCAACATCGAACACCTTTTTGTATACAGACTGGTCGGCTACAAAATCTGGTTTGCCATCACAATACCAACTAAATTGACATTTGTTTCTCAGTGGAACTTTCTTACCATGCGCCTCTTCCCACCATTTAGAATACTGTGCTTGATAAACAACCTCGCACACTGTATTCGGAAACCTAGATGATTTCACCCTGTTCAAGGTAACACTAGCAACAGCAACCTGTCCAGTGATTGTCTCTCCTCTAGCCTCATGATATATGTTGAGTGCTAGGCAAACTACTTCGGGGTTTATTGGAGTGGGTACAATGTATGTCGCCTTGGTTGCAATTGGAACTGGAGACAATTCTTTTCGAGGATCTACTTTTTCGCCTTGACAAGAAAAGCACCCGAGCAGTATGATAAAAATCATAAGACCTGTACGCATTAGATTGCTCCTTTAACGTAAGAAATTGGGTTGCCTCTCCTTTTGGTAACAAGGCGAGAGACTCTCCCCGCTAACTTATGCAGCTAGTTGATAAACGTCATCGTTTGCGTTTAGATTGTTTGCTTCTCAGTTTTACAGCCTTCTGCCTTGGCTGGCTCTCCACGCATCTACTACACCCTGTCGAAACCTGACTCCCCCATCAAAAACAAACTGCCTGCGGTATCTGCCTCCGCGTAACCACGCGTTCGTGGTAACTTAGTCTTTTCGTAGCTTTGCCACTTCTAGTTCAAGACAGTTTGCTTTTGGTGGAGGAGGGGGGAATCGAACCCCCGTCCAGTATGCCATCAAATTGCTTCATCAAGCTATGTATTTATAATACGATATACGGAGCGGTTAGTCAATATCTATTTTCATTTTTTGGTACTCTTCAGTCCATTTATCGCTGTACATTGTGTTTTCGTAACCTTCAAACCAAGGACCGCCATCAGTATAATGTATTGCTTTAGGATTGTCAAGCAAATAATAGTCATCTAAGCAGTTCCAGTCAAGTGATAATGATCCGATGTTTTCGGTCCAATTGAATTGATGAAAATCTAACCCAGGCTTATGATTGTTGAGATACTCTGGTCTGAGTTGTTTACAATCAGGATGTGCGTTGTTGAACACCATAAGACTCGCCCAGTTCTTTCTATAGTAACTGTTCTGAGTCATCGAATCCATCTTCTTATGTGAATTGGGTATGTATCGAGGATGTTGCGCACACCAAACTGCTTTTGACTGATCAGCTATTGCAATATCAATCAGTTCTTCAGGGTCTGCTAAAAACAGAAAATCACAGTCAACAAATATTGAATACCCTGTGTATCTTGAAAGATACGGCACCCAGAATCGAGTGAATGTAAAATCTGTAGACTGGCGATCACCCGATCTCGTATATAGGTCAATATCTTTACTGTAAAGTTTGCGAGTGTCTATGACGCTGCGACTTTCAATAGAGAATTTACATACCTCGTAAGCAATATCTTCACAAGGATCATAGCCTATGTAAATCATCCCTCATAAGTCTCTGGGTCAGATAAAAGCAAATCACATATGTCTTCTGCTATTTGTTCACACTCTTCAACGGTAAACCCAAGTGTTGTGATTGCCGCAGTTCCTAAACGAATGCCACTAGTCTCAGTAAATGATCTAGGGTCGTTGGGTACGCCATTCTTGTTTACTGTGATTCCTTCCTCTTCTAACAGATCAGCGGCTGCTCTACCACTCCAAGGAGTGTCGCTTAGATCCATAAGTATGATGTGACTATCAGTCCCCTCTGTAAGCACCTTTAAACCATTGTCCATGAACACGTTTGCCATAGCTTGTGCGTTATCAATTACATCCTGCGCATATTCATCAAAGTTCTTGGTGTTCGCTTCAATAAAGCATTGTGCCTTTGCTGCAATAACATGCATGAGAGGACCACCTTGTGTTCCAGGGAAAATTGCACTATTGATCTTTCGCGTGTATTCTTCAGTGTTCCAAAGAATTATTCCTCCCCTAGGTCCACGCAAAGTTTTATGTGTTGTAGAAGTAACAACATCTGCATAAGGCACGGGATTAGGATATGCGCCGCCTGCAATCAAGCCGCTGTAGTGAGCCATATCTACTAACAAGTACGCACCTACTGAATCAGCAATCTCCCTGAATCTACTCCAGTCGATAACTCTAGGATATGCGCTTGCACCCGCGACAATCATCTGTGGCTGTACTTCGTGTGCTTGTGCTGCAATAGCATCATAGTCTAAGAACCCATCATCATCAACCCCATATGAGAATGAGTCATAGATCTTGCCTGAGAGATTCACCTTCGCGCCATGTGATAGATGTCCTCCGCTGGCAAGATCCATGCCCAAAATTTTGTCTCCAGGTTTTAGAAATGCCTGATAGACTGCTGTGTTTGCATTCGCGCCGCAGTGTGGTTGAACATTTGCAAACTTACTACCAAAGAGCAATTTAGCTTGCTCAATAGCAAGTGTCTCAATGTCGTCCATGTTTTCACAGCCGTTATAGTAACGTTTGCCTGGATACCCTTCAGCATACTTGTTTGTAAATACTGACCCACACAAATCCATAACAGCTTGCGAGGCAAAATTCTCGCTTGCGATAAGTTCGATATCCATTCCCTGCCGCGTCTTTTCTTTCTCTAGAATTTTACCTATTCTGGCATCCATATAACAGTTCCTTTTTTTCTATGTTGATGCAATTTATACATTGATTTTAGTGTGCGATTTGCAGCTTCCTGTTGTAAGGTGTTGTCCATAGCAAACTTGCTAAGAACTACTGCATTCGGAAATGATCTTTCTGTCAATTTGCGATTGCCTGATATTATCACAGACGGTACACCCAAGAATCTTGCTAACCACATAGCTGACCCGTGATAGCCAATTGCAAGTTTTGTGTGCAACAAAGTTTTTATTGCATCTGCAAGCGGTGTCTGATAATCGACAAATTTTTTATTCTCAAAGTTGTCGTAGATAGTGCTCCAATCACTTACTGGATCTTTCCATAACTTAGCTGAAGGTATAGGATAATCAGTAAAAGGAACTTTGTTTTGTTCTGTAGTTATGAATGTAACATAGTCTCCACGCCTAGACGCATTGCCAGGCTGCATCCAGTTATTAGATGCTAATCTGTAATTATGAAATTTATGCC